CAAGAACTTAGATTATTAGCACACGCAAGTGCTGAAAATCAAATGATTGATGCACTGAAGAAAGGTATAGATTTACATACCTACTCAGCCAGCTTGTTGTTCAAAAAGGATTATAATTCTATAATTCCTCAAGAACGTAATCAATGCAAAGCTATCACATTTGCATTATTATATGGTGCGGGGCCTAGAAAATTATCCACACAACTTAGAATACCTTATGAAGATGCAAGAGCATTAATGAATAGATATTTTACAGTATTTCCTAGTGTAAAGAAATTTATGGATGGGATTGTAGATAGTGTATTAAAAAATAAATACGCACTTTCTCCATTAGATGGAAGACGAGTAGATTTGGGTGGAATTGATTGGGATAATAGAGCAGTTGTAGCTCATGCGATAAATCAATCTAAAAATCTACCATTTCAGGGTGCGGGAGCATCAACTACCAAATTAGCATTAGTGAGATTAAAAAATAGAATTAAAAAGAATAATTATAATGCAAAAATAGTTAATGCAATACATGATGAAATCCTTGTAGAAGTATCGCCCGAACATACACAAGAAGTAAAACTGGCGACCGAAGAAGAGATGATAAAATCATTTAATCATTATGCCGACTCAGTACCTATGGAAGTTACTGCAAAAGTCGGTAAACACTGGATACACTAATCAAATTTTAATATGGTAAATTATCCTTTTGTAATGTTAATGGGATTTGGACACAGAGCTAGAAATGGTAAAGATACTGTAGCTAACTACTTACAAGAAACTATACAGCATTTTCCAGTAGAAATTATACATTGGGCAGATGGAGTTTACGAAGAATGTACAAATGCGGATACCGCATTTCCTTTAATAGTGCAAGAATTTGTAACTCCTGAAAAAGCTTATTATAGTGTTCTGGATAATAAAAAGGAAGGCACACGACGTGCAATTTCTAGTTTAGATGATCCTTATCTACATAAAATATTTACAGATAGAGGTATTACTAGATATGAAAAAATGGAAGGCAAAGATCCTGAAATTTTACAATTCTGGGGAACTAATTTTAGAAGACGACTAATTGATCCAAACTATTGGGTTAATCTTACAATGGATAAAGCTAGAACAATTGCAGACAACATTAAAAATGGATTTATTTTAATACCTGATACACGCTTTAAGAATGAAGTTGATGCACTACGTTTAAATGGAGGGTATTATATAAAAGTTGTTAGAACCAAGGAAGATGGAACACAGTTTATATCAGATGATAGAGATCCAAATCATCCATCAGAAGCAGAACTGGAGGGATATCCTGCAGATGCAGAACTTATAGCTATAGATGTACCACGTCTTAAAGAACAGATCGATGAATTTTATCACGGATTTATAGATCCTATTAGAATGGCTGCGGCCTTTAATAGATAGAATAGGGGCTTTCGCCCCCGTTCTATTTTTTTAGCTTAAGTTTTTAACCGGCCAAAGTTCCTGCCGAACTGCCACCAATCTCGTCAATACTTATTGGACGAAGTGCTGTGCAACGAATGCCGACATCTTCCATCAATACAGTTTGTTGAGCGGATGCAGAAAATCTATGTGATTGTATGTAACACTCTTCTAAATAGAATCCTCCGTAAGCTTGTTGTTGCATATCATACATTATGCAGCCCAAACCTAAAGGTTTGTTGAAGAATTCAGAAGCAAGATTTATAAAGAACTCTGCATTATTTGTAGTTTCAAAACCGCCAGTCGTAGTTCCAATTAACACTGGATCTTCACCAGCAGTATTGTATGGTTCACCAGGATTTGATAGAGCAGTTTGTCCTTCGCCAATAGCAGGTACATAAAGCTCTGAACCGCCTTCATTATATACATATAGAACTTGCATTAATGATGGACCGTCAAACAATACTCTAGCCATACCAACTTGTACAGTTGTTCTACCAGGTACAAAGAAAGGTAATCTTGAACCAATCTCAAACAATTGTTGAATTTGTTTTGCCTGGGTAACTTGTACATTTTGTACTAAACCGATGGGTATTAAGTTACTAGGCGGATTACCTTCATCTAACTTAGGTGGTCCAGACAATAGGACTACAGATTCAGATGATAGGAAATCTCCAGCAACGGTATCCAGTGGCTGTGCGTGTTCACTGGTAAACTTCTCTACCCATTGTTCTAATTTTTTTACACTCGCCATGTTATTCCTCCTTAGAATAATAAGGTTACTTTAATGTAGTTTACTGGATACTTTACTTTAATATCCACGGTTACTCTGATAGTATCTGGCGCGATATCATCGACAGCAACTGATAGTATCTTCATATCCTCAATTCTACCTTCACGAGTCAGGTACAAGGAGATACTAATTAATATAGAATTAACTAGTTTTAAGAATGCAGGTGTAATGTTATATCTTCCAATATATGGAACCATAGACTTTCTAATGAATTTAGCTACATAATCAAGTGCTTTAACAATACTAAGCTCTCTCTTAGATACCTGAGTCATGTCAGTTGTTAACTGATGTCTAGATACTATAGGAGCATTAGGATTAGCTTGAACCATGATATATGTACCACCTTCAGCTAAAATATTTAACTGAGCTTCATTATAATAGTCAGATGAACCATATACTTCACCAAGGCCTGTAGTTGGTAGATTTGTTAAAGGTTGTTCTGGGAACTCACCAATAATTTGTCCAACAACTAGGCAAGGATAATAATATCCAGGAACCGGCACATCTACTGTAACCATTCCATCGCCACCTGCCCATCCAGCGTCTCTAATTTCTGCCCAAATAGCGGCAGTAATTTCTGTACCAGCTTTATACTTCTTGTTATTGATAAAAGCATCAAAAGCAAATTTTGCCTTTAAACCATAAGATGCGAATCCTGCAGAAGTGTTTGTAAAGCTATTAGCAATCCAAGTAGGACTTATTGTGCTAATATGACGGGTTTCTGTTATATAAGCAACATCAGGATGTGTGATAACAATTCTTCTATCAAGATAAGAAATGTTAGCATCTCTGATAGATGTTACTGTATTTGTTTTCTCTGTGTTGTCTGAAGAAAATGCATCTCCTGCCCAGAATCCAGATAGATCCTGATTCATGATTGCAATTCTTTCTTTTTTATTTGTAGCTGATGAATATTCATCAACGTGAGTTTTCAAAGTTCCGATAGCAATGTTGTGAGTTGCAGGCGCAATTGCGTATACTTCTCGAGTACCAAGAGTGCTACTTACAGCAGTCTCGATATCATTTTCAGTCATTCCTGAAACGTTCAATACGTTTAATTCTGTACCAGAATTTAACATAGCTAAACGTGCACCAAATGCTAACGGATTCCAAGATACTGGCTCACCAATTGTTTCTTCTACGTCAGCTAATGAATAAAGTGTTTTATATCCATAGTCACTTGAATTCTTTTTAGCTAAGTATCCTAGTCTTATTTGATATAAATTACTTTGATATGCTACATTTGCTGATATAGTTACTTCATTATTGGATACTGTGTAATCATCTGTATAAGTCAAATGAGTTACGTTTCCAATACCAGTACCTGAAATTGTAATCAAGTCTACTAAAACTAGATTTTCCAAGTCGCTTACATTGTAAAATACACTATTTATTCCACTTAGTGCCACGGTAGTTTCTGTTCCATCGTAAGTTTCTGTTGCGATAGACGCATCATTGTCCGCATTGGGATCTTGCCAATGGAAACCGTTACCTATGATAACACCATATAAGTCTGGAGTAATAAGCGCTGGAGTAGTAGATTTCGCTTCTTGTACAATTTCAACTCCGGGTTTTACATATGCCATTTATATATCCTCCAATAAATTATTTTAACATATCAGAAATTAATTTTACTTGAGCAATGGGAGGTGTTAGAGACCATAGCGCTGTTTCTTGTACAGCAGCGCCTGTTCTAGAACCAAGTGTTTCTTTCTTCTTGCCGGAACCCAATATAAAAGCACCTGCTCCAAATCCTACTGGAGTTAGAGCTAAGGACCCTGGTAATACTGCTTTACGTTTTTTAACAATGTAATCTCCCGTAGTAGTAGTACCCTCAACTTTTCTATCAAATCCTTTACTTTTAAAAAGACCTTTTCCTTGAATAGTTTTTCCTTTGTCTGCTATAGGAAACCTAGCAGTTTCTTTTGGTATCACTTTGTATTTAGATGCTCTAACTTGTTCACTTAATAATGTTCCTACATTTTTAACTGTCTGTTTTACATTATGCGTAAGAGAATGTCCTTTACCAACATTTTTACTTACCTGTGAAAATGCATCTGCAGTATTTCCTATTTCTTTAAACAAGAATTTACCAATACCTCCTACTCCCTCCTCATAAGTTTTTGCTTTAACGGGATTCTTTAAGGTTCCTTTTGATACGCGAGCTAAGGGATCTTTATGTCGCCCAAGGAGTTCTAATCCTGCCTTGAGTCCCTTTTCACCCGCAACCAAATCCGCTTCTCTTAAAACTTTGCCAAGAGCTTTTAAAGTCACCTTTAAAGTGCCTTGTTTTTCTAGTACATCTAATTCTTCTAGAAAGCTTGACAATATTATATCTTCTGATAGTTTATTCATATTCTCCTTTTGGGATTGAATTACTCAACAATGACTATGAATGAATCTGGATCGGCCACAGTATCAGTCTGTGTCAAACCAGAAGTTGTTTCATATACATAATCTGTTAAACCAGATATTGTATAAGTACCACTCACAATTATTGCAGTATTTAAAGTATAGTATCCATACACAGCGCCACTTGGAATAATATAGGTAGTATTTTCTCCATCAAGATCTCCTACTAGTGTCGATGTGACAGATTTTAAATCAATGGCGTTGACAAATGCAACATCTATTTGAATCGTATCATCTGCTGGTGCAGTAACAAATTCAACTGTAGTACCATTATTGGTGATTGTATAATCTATAGTTTCATACATAACTACTTCAGTCGTTGTAGTTCCAGTAGTAGTTTCTTTTGGTATAGTAGCAACCACTGCTACATTATTTAATTTACCTGCCTTCTCAATAGTTTTCTGTGCTGAGAAAGCTAAACTTACTGTTATTCCTACAGCCTCTATTTCTGAAGTAGCCCTAACTATACGCTCATCACCAATAGTTAAATTGCTAGTTTCATGTACGCCATATTTTTGAAACTCTTTTTTATAGCCACTAAGAGCTGTAAATAGTCTATGTGCTATATCTTCGGCCTCAATTCCATTCTTTGAAAGAACATTGTATGTTACTGATCCCCTTAAAATATCAGTAAACACAAAATCTAAATCTCTGTCGCCAGACGGTGCAGGCATTAAAGTATCAACTTTTTTATCAGCTAGTGCTGCATTTATACCATTCTGGCCTCTATAAGTATTTGTCCAACCATACCCACCACGAGATAAAATGATGGCAGGCCTTTTGTCTATAACTCCCAGATCAACTGCAAATTTATCTGCTATAATGATCTTAGTTGCCTGTGGATCTAAACTCCACGTGAACTTACTATCTAACGAAAAGTACCCCTGAGCAAAACTTATAAATGTGTGTTTTATCCACAAGTTTAAGTTATTATAGGGGTTGAAAAAAGTCATATTTTTAATCTATTAAATAGAAAGTCCTTAATTGGTATAGGAATTACTCCTAAATCTATTTCCATGTTTTTGCCGCTATTTCTATTTTTAAGAGATTTTCGAATAAAATCAATTATTTGTTGATCTGCTCTGAGATCTTCGCTTGGTTTTATTGCTCTCTCTAGACGATACGCTATTCTCATGGTTTATTAGAATATATTGTTATTTTGCGAAATAGTCAAGTTCTTCTTCAGTTAAGTTTTTAATAGCCACAAAATGTGTGATTTCTTGGCCAGTTGCACGTATAGGCATAATCACTTGAATATCTTCTATTAAAGTTTTATCTTTTCTTTTATTTATTACTTTTCCTGACCAGGTTTTTCCAGCCTTTATAATGTCCCACATTTCTTTGTAAAATTTGTTTTCGTGCTTTCCAGATTTTAATACTCGCGGAGTTTCACCTGTTATTTCTCCGAGCTCATATCCATAAATTTTAGTAAATGAACTATTTATCCAAAGTATTCTTCCCTCTGAATCAGTAATAACAACAGGATTTGGAAGTGCTTTCACCGCCTCACTTTTTACTTTTAACCATTTTCTATCTTTTAATTCTTGTGTTACATTTCGTACCAAAGTAATCATAAGATCCTGGTCCTTTATGGCAAACATTGTCATATCTAAGAAACGTTCTCGGCCTTCAGAATCCTCTATTTTAACATTTCCCCAATGAGATATGTTATTAGTCGAAACAGAATTTATTACCATTTCTTTTAATTTTTTTGAATCGGTATAAGGAAATGCTTTTTCAAAGTAGTTATTAAAATTTTGACATATCTCTGCCGGCCACCCCATAATCTCTGGAAAATGTTTATTCATATATTTAGCCTGCTTATCTGAAAACCGTTTTACAGATACTCCTATTGGTAAATTTTGCATCACTGTGAACATAAATTCATTTGCATCCTCTAACTCTCGTCTAACTTTTATTCGATCAGTGATATCATGAATTGTAGCTATAGTTCGTTGTTTTCCATTACTAGAAATGTTGTCAAAATTAATTGTAACTGGAACCCAATTATCTTTACAAGTTTTGAGTTCTGTTTCAATCATTACACTACCTTCACATTTCTCCTTAAGCCACCCATTATCCGCTATTTCTTCTGGTAAAAACTCAGTTAATCTGTGCATGAACAGGGAGTGAGGATCATCACATTCAAACATTTCCATAGTCGCAGGATTAAATCTTATTATAACACAGTCCTCCAAAACTACTTTAGCGTCTTTAGCTAATTCAAATGCTATCTTATAAAACTCAAAATTTTGTAACAGTTGTTCTTGAAATTTGTGTTCCTGTTTAGTTTTACTAATATTCATTATAGTTTCTTCCCATTAAATGTTAATCCAGACAATTCACCATTTAAAGCGCGAAGAGCTACCATTACATCCTCTTGTAATCCCGTACGAATAATAATTCTGGCATCATTTAAAAAAGTCTCTAGAGCTTCATTATTTTCTACATTCGAAATTGTTGATGCCACCAAAACATCAGATAATAATAGCTCTATCCGTTGCTTATATAGAGCACTATATTTATCTATTAATTTCTGCGGTAGTTGTCTTTCTTGCCAACGTTTTTCAGTTTTATTTACCATATCAAAAATGCATGACCGTAGCTTCTTTCTAAAGTCAGCACTACTATCAAATTTGGTGTTTATTAAAATAAACTCCTTTAGAAATTCTCCATAAGTTTCAAGTTGTATTGATATTAACGTCCTCATAGCTTCTGTCCTTCCTTCAGAACCAAAGTTTCTATGTTTTAATTCATTTTCGATCATATCTTCAATAGTGTCAAATATAAGGTGATCGGTTAATGGCAGTTTTAATTTAGCTTTTTTCTTTTTTCGTTCAATAAGAAAATAGCGTGCTAAAAATACTGCGATACTAGACGCACCCGGAATTAATGGAGCCCAATCAATAGATTCTGGTTTCTCTACAACTTCTTCAGGAACTTCATACACAGGCACATTAAATTTATCGTGTTCAAAAATGGCAAACCAAGATAAACTTCCTGCTAAAATTAATATTAAAGTACTATTTAAAATTTTATCGAATAACTTCATAATTTTGTATCCAATCCACGAGGATTTGGTATATCCTCTTCTGTTATAATACTTCTTACTAAACAATTGTGAAATTTTCTGGCCATTTCAGCTATAGGTTCATAGCTAGCATAATCTCTAGGATTAATAATTTTTCTTGCATACTTATAATCACATTTACCATTATCAAAATAATCCTCGAGGGTTTTAGATGTAAAATTTGGGTCAAGTGATTTTTCTAATCCCTGTGTTTCATAGTCATCTGTCATTCCTATTTCAAGTACTTTCCAGGCCACTTCCGAATCATTGGCTAGTCCAGGAATGTTTACCAAATCTACTCCTATTGCCTTACCAAAATTTCTATAATTATATAGCCAAGTTAACTGTACATAGCCTCTACCTATATATGGCCAGTATTTTTTACTCTTCAAGTATTTTTTAGAACCATACTCAGTAATTGGTTCAAATGTGTCCGCGGTTTCCCATTTTACAGTTGCCAAAGTATAGGCCCGTTTTGGATTTGTATCAATTCTTGTAGATTTCTCTAACTTGCTTAACAAAAACTCTATACCTTTTACCTTCCTTACTGTTAGATTTCCAAACTGCACTCTATAGCATTTAAAAAATGCTTCTCTGTTATAAGTATACATTAAAATTCATCCAGCCTATCATTTACGTATGTTTGTAGTTGTGCTTTTGTAACAGTCATAGGATCACCATTATTATTTTGCATATATGCCTCTATACCATTCATGCCGCCAGTATTTATATAATACCGTCTTGCAAATACTACTCTATGTACCCCACTATAAATTCTACTCTTACATTCATTAATAATAGTTGAACTGGGCAATGTAATTTCCATTAGCTGTCCGTAAATACTCTCTTGCCCAATTGTTGCTCCCCTATCTGTCAAAGCAAATTCAAGCAAAGCTCTAGCCTCAGTTCGTTGTTTTTGTGGGGCATACCCTGAATAACTTACCTTCAAAGTATGTATTTTATTTTCTGTATCAAAGCTTACTGGAGTAACTACCAGGCCAGTAGTAATACCATTCCAAAAATTTCTTGATATTGCTATTTTAGTAACATCAGCTTCAAATATAATCTCATTTTGTGAATATCCAGAAATTGTTAAATTCCAATTTTCTAGATGGTGTAAAATATCTACAGGAGCTATTGCACCAAGCTGTCCGGCTCCCGGAGTATTAGAAAACATTCGTATTGTGTAAATTCCACTTTCTGTGTTGTAATTTAAATTCTCAAAATCTGCTTCTAAAAACCAAGGTTGAATATACTGATTAATTCCAGAAACAGTGTCATCTGAAACTACTACCCGCGTAAATTCAGGAAGTGTCTCGTACTCATTCCAACCATCATGAGGAATGTCTTTTGCAAAAACTAAATCTCCTCGTTTAAGTGATGATGTCCTATCTATATTTGGATCTGGATGAACATCACTTACGTTTTTTAATAATATTTCTACTGCCATTTTTCTCCTTAATAATTTATTATTCTATATAATTATAAGTTTCCATATGGATATCACCATGTGATGTAATAAAAGTAACTGAGTTGTCAGTGGGAGTTGGACCATAAAACTTTATTTCAACAAACACATTATATAAGCCATCCTGATAAGTTAGTGGATAAGCAGAGCTAAAAGTACGTATCCCACAATAATAAAAATTAGGTATTCCCATCGTAAAGTATTGTCCCGTGCCGCCACGAATCCATGTAATACTATAGCCAGTAGTATTCTCTAACACAGTTGCCGTGGGCTGGTTTGTTCCATTTTGTCGTAGTATTGCCTTGTAGGTTTTAATGCCCACATCTGTTTTGTTACCATTTATAGAAACAGTGTCTGCATTTAAAGATATCTTAGAATTAACAATATCGGTTTCGACATACGTATTATCATCACCAATTTTAAGTACTGGAGGGTAAATTCCATCACTTACCATGCGTTCGCCATTTAACCACCCATCAAGTTTAACCCCTTCTGGTATTGTGCCAAGGCCGGCGGTATCAGTTAAACCGGGGTATGCTATATATACTATACCGCTGTCAAGACTATTTATTGCTCTTTGCATTCCTTCTAGAGTCAAAGGATATTTACCTCCTTTAAGGCCTACAAGTCGCTGTCCTGGCTCAGAAGAATATTGCTGTCCAAATGCCGTCATTGATATTAAAAAAAATAAAATAATAAATAAAAGTTGCTTCATTATATTACCCACCAATTTAAACCGTCTGATTGTAATGTTACTGATCCATATGGATTATTTATTATATAACTATCGTATGTATCTATAGTAGAGGGCATTGTAGGATAAATAATTACATTTCCCCCAAGTAAATCATCAGCCTTAAATGTTATAGATCGATCTTTCCAAATAGATGCCCTTGGTAGAGTATATGTATCGTCTCCACTCGAAGTGTCCGCTACGAATAATTTAGTTGAATAATAAATAGCTGGAGTATCAGATAAAATAATTTGTGTTCCACTAAGTTCAAGGTCAGCAGCTAATAGATACTTATATAATAAATCATCTTGTGCTATTGAAGCTATTTGTACTATTTGTTCAACTATGTGTCCGAGTCTTTCAACAGATCGAACTTGTACTACTGTCCAAAGATGATTATTATCATCCGCTACAATATCACGTGGCTTGAGTGGTGGATATCCAAGCATATATAACAAACTATCGCTAGGCTTCCATTCACCAAACATATTTATTTGACTTAATTTAGGACTTGTATTTTTCATGCCTCTTACTTCAATTGCATCATAGTAACCATTGATCCAACCCGTGCCCATACATGTAGTACAGCTTGAATCAGTAGAACGTTGTAGAGTTATATCCCAGCAGACGGGACAATGAGTTCCCCAAGTGCGTTTCTTGAATATCTTGAAGTCTCTTCCAGAAAATCGAGTGTTCTGTAAATTAATATTCTTTCTTCTTACTATCTCACGAAATACTCTATCCGGAACATCATCTTTCAAGTAAGATGCCGGATCTGGTTGATAACTAATTATTCCAGTAATGGTAGTTTCATATATTCCGAGCTTGTAAAACCAAGGTCTTCCAAGGTCTAGAAGTTGCTGTACTCCTGTGTCCTGATATGCATATAGACTGGCACTAAGACCAGAAGCTATAGTTTCATACTGAGTAATATCATCTACAGGAGATTCTGATCGATAAATATTCACACTATAGTCTGAAATTAGATCTGTATCTGGTAAAAAATCCCAGGTCAAATACAAACTCTGTCCATCATATGTAGATACCTGCAAGTAATCTAAAATTAACATTATGAATCACCTATATCAGCATATTCAGATGGTATGCCTCCATCAGTGCCGTAAGCATCGTCTACGTTCTTAGTTAATTTCCAACTTGATAATGCTCTCAAGTATTTATTTATAAGTACATTAAACCAGTTTACATATCGGCCATACTTATCAAGATCAGAAACCTGAATGCCGCCCGTGTCGTTATATGTTAATTGATTTCGTGCTGATAAAATACCTTGAGACACTAGAATATTAAGTACACCACCAAGCTTAAGTATGCTCCAGGGTACATCTGAAAAAGATGAGTGAGTAGTTACTGGAGGAGTAATATTTATTTCATCTAGACAATCCTGAAGAGCAAAATATAAGTCAACATTAGTAGACTCTTGTACTTGATCTAGAGTATTTAAAATATCCTGATCCTGTAAAAATCTTCTCAAGCGATACACATATGGACGATCTGCACTAGGTATAGTTTCGTCATTTGTTACTGTAAATACTGTATCTCCCATTATTTACCCTCCTCGTATACTTGAATGGTATTTGGTTCACCAGGAGCAAATGTTAGATCTGGAAATACCACATATGCCCACATTACCCAGTCTCCTGCAGTATGTAGATCTCCTTCCTGTACATCATAGTAAAATACTCCAGTGTCTGCATCAGATATAATTCCAGACCATGTTGCTATATCACCATCAGGATCCTTATACTTGACATAACATGTTGCCCCATTTACATCTACATCTGTAGTTAATTCAAAACGAAGTGCTGTTTGTCCTACATATATTTTTCCCATTTTAAAATACCTTCGATATTAAATATTTAATTTTTTGTATTAGAGAAGTTTTCTCTATTGAGTTCGTTATATAACTATTTTGCTTGATAGTTCCAACTTTTACTTCTGAACTATGCTCCACGTTTTTAGTTATTACCGAATTAAATCTTACTAGTTCCATTAGTTATTTGAAATCATTGAGATTCGTTTAGTTATTTTAGAAGTCATGCGTATAAGTTCTCTTATGGCTTGGTAGACTACTTTGCCTATAGAGCCTAACCCCCAAGTAAGTATATTCTTGCCAACGCCGTGTGTTAATTTAACTCCTACCATTATGTTCTATCTCTTCTATAAACATTGTCTGTTGTTGGGCTTCCGCCTGCATCATATAAATTAAATCTTATTAATTCAGTTACATTATCTGGCTTATAGCATATTAATTGATTACCAATAAGTACCTGTCTACCACTTTCAAGATCACTTATAAATTGTAGTATTGTATTATTAATATCGACTTTTGCTGCGACATAATCAATATTTCCAGTTAATTCACTACCAAATATGCCTGAAACGGTATAATCTGCTATTTCGCTGTTCCATACGGCTGCCGCTATACCTGCTTCTGTAAGTGATAAAGCAATATCTGATGTTATTATATTTATCTTATCAATATATAGATAATGTAGTACACTTCCAGGAGCTTCGTGTGTAATCCTAATAATTACTTCTTTAGTAGTCGGATTTATGTGATCTCCAGTCAGAATAAATTCTTTAAATACATCTGTCGTTGAATGCTCAAGAATGTGCTCACCATTTTGATCATCTATAAATTCGAAAGTACCTGTCTCATGCTTATATGCTTCTACATCTACTATGTGTGAAGGATTACCCTCGTAACGTCCTTGAAATTGGAAAAATCTAGGCAACTCTTCTGCATCGTTAACTCTAAATGTAAAATCATAACTATTTCCTGTACTTGTTTCCTGTAATACTAAATAAGTTTCATCGTGTGTTTGAGTATCTGTATAATCTCCTGATTCTATTCCTCCAAGATTTATAGTTATATCTCCTGCTCCACTAATTGTATAATTATGTTGAGTATTTATAAAATCTAAATCTACTTTCTTAGCAATATCATATCCAAGTGTGCCTGGAATTAAATAATCATTAGTCAAACTAGTCCATATTGCTGTTGCAATAGCATTAGTATCTACAATTGTAGATAAATCACTAACTTTTGCTACTTCATTGCCAAATGTTCCTGCCGTAGTGTGATCTGCTATCGCTTCTTCCCAAACTGAATCCGATATTCCACTAGCAGTTAGATTATCTTTATAATCAGTAATATTTTCACTTGGAACCTTATTCTGGTTTTTATCACCAAAAGTATCTAGTGAAGTATGTCCAGAAGTTTCCTCGTCCCATACTGCATCTGCGATATCAAGTTTGTCTTGAGCTGTAACACCAGACCCAACATTATGTACAATAAGTCCAGCCGCATTTGTAGGAATAATTTGCACTTGATTTTGTACAAGTATTCCATTTGCTACATCAAATATATTATTATTAGATCCAACAAGAATTACTGTATATTGTCCATCTTCAAATTCTACTGAATATGGTGGCAAAATAGTTATTGATCTTGCATAAGTAGTTCCAGCAACTGTTACAGTGGTATTATGTAAATGTGTTTTTAAATTAGGCATTCCATAAACACTTGCTTCTAATGCCTTCAGATCTAATCTAAACTGTTCGGTATCAAGTTCGTAAATTGTACCACTTACTAAATTTAAATAAGACTGTGGAACATGTATTACATGATCTGCCCAAGTTATAGATATAGCCATTAAGTTCCACCTTTATAAACTTCCATTTGTAAATTAGCTAATTGTAATTTAAAAGCTTGAATCTGTTTATTTAATTCAATTATTGTATCATCTTGTTTTCTAACTTTTTCTTGAAGTTCGCGCATAAGTTTGCGTGTTTCATTTCCATGATCTAGCATTGCTTGCACATTTCGTGTAGTTGTTTCTTCAAAAACTAATCTTAGCTCTTTTTCTCCTGCTTCCATTTCTGCCATTTTATTCATCCCTAATTAATTGTATACCTATACTTAGCCCCGCAGTATTATCTATTTCTCCAGTAATAGGTTGCTGTTTGTAATATGGGCTTGCATCAGCTTTTCTAGCTTTTCCAGTAATCAATTGATTATTTGCCCAAGTTCTGGTATCACTTATTAAACCATCTGGATCTGTAAATCCAAAAATAGGAGCAAATGTTATTATAGGAGTTCCTTCTGCCGGAGAAGACCCTATGCTTTCATCAGTTGTATAAATATATTGATCTGCATCTAGTACAGTAATTTGATGTACTCCATTATAATCGTCATCATTAGTTACTCCGCGAGTAACTACATAATCATTCGTTGATAACCCATGCCCTGAATGTACTACCCATGCTGTAAAACCGGTGCCACTTATAGTTACAGGATCTTGATATGGAAAATTGGTTCCATCTGCCACTTCTATAAGGATAGTGACTCCAGAAACTGTTGTCTGAGTATCAATATCAGTAACTTCTATTTCAAGTGTAACAGGATCAATTACAAGATCAATATCTGCACCAGCAGACTTGTAGGAAATATTACCTGTACACCCTACTAAATTTACTGTTATGGTTCCACTAGTATCTGCAAAATATAGTGTTGAACTATTTTGATTATTGCTTGCACTAAATCCAGTCCCAAAAGCAATATCACGTAGAGTTATACTTGTAGGAATAGTGTCACCAAAATATATAGCGTGATGATCATTAGTTCCTTTTGAAAAAGTCATGCTGTCAAGATTGCCATCTGGGTCTGTAGTTTCATCCCAAGTTAATGCATAACCATCTGCTGCTACAGATGACAAAAGAACTTTTGATCCAGTAAATGTTCCGCCACCGGCGGTTATATTATTACAACCTACAAAAGAACACCCAAGCACACTTGCATTACTTTGAAATATAAATGTTCCCATAGATACAAACGAACACCCATCCATAGATGTTGTAGCATTGTCAACCATTTCAAAATAACCTACACCATTAGCTGTAGTAGCTGTAGAAATAAAAGTAATATTAGTTAAACTTACAGATGAACTTGCATTATTTATTTCTACTTTATTAAAAGATGGGTAAGTATGTGGACAGTCATCTATAATTATAGTTTCATTTGAATCACTAAATGTTACTGATGCCCCTGTTGTGCCTAGTGATAATAAACCTTTCCAAAGATAGCTACCACCAGCTGCTTGAAATAAACCTAGTACATGATATCCGGAATCTACAGAGGTTGAACTTGTGCCTGGAGGTGTTCCGCCATCATTATAGTCGTTGTATTGAGCTAATTCAGAGAAAGAACCTCCTGCGCCTGTTATACTGATAACTCCACGTCCTGCTCTAATAGCATCAATAGCCACTGGATCACCTTTATTTACCTCATTTTGAGTGTATGGTACATTACCAAAATATCTATACGTACCACCATTACCGCCACCGACTGTTCCAGTTTCTGTAGCTGTGGGGTCAACAGCAAAGTTAAACCACCCCCCATACTTATGAGAGCCGTAGTCATTACCACCAACACGAAACCAATCCCATGCTGATGTGCTTGAGCCTATTGCTAATCTCCAACCAGAGTTAGCATAAGACTCTAAGTTTGTTCCTGCAAAATAGAACATCCACATAAATATAACATCACCTGCACTAAAAGAATAACCAGATCCATGGTCGTATACACATGAAATTTCAAGCCCTACAGCTTTACCAGTATTTTGAGATACGCAGTCTACACCTTGAATATATTGTTCACCAGAAAAATCTGGAGTACCTCCTCCATTATAAGGTGAAGCAAACTCTGTATATGTGCCTGTGCTATCGGTAGTATTGAGAGTCGTTAAATCTGTGCTATAGGTTGCCATTTAATATCCTTCTATGTTCTTCCTCTATTTCTTTTGCTGTATGTCCTTCGGCTAGAATAATATGAGGATTTTCTCCAAGTTTCATCATTATTACTGAGTATCCTTGTTTATTAAATGAAGCTATCTGTGCTTTTGCTAAATCAGTGACTTTTGTGTCTGGTACTACAACTCCTATAAATATTCTATCACTTCTCTTGTAAAACATTATTCCACATTTATCAGGGCGTAACTCTATATTGTTACCACCCTGATAATATGCACATTCAAATTCTTTGCATGTCTGTGGGTGATCTCCCCATATTTTACAGTTAGTTCCACTACAATTAACGCAGTGTTCTCCAGCCTTTTTATTAAGTTCTGGTATAACACAAACTGTACAACAAACCGTACAATTTCCACATTCCATTAGGCATCAGTGGTTCTGATCGCAGTAATAGTTTGTGGTGAAGTAGTTTGTGACCAACTCGAGATGAACTGTTTAATTGGTGTAGAAGCTCCATCACGTACTAATACAAGCAAATCTCTAGAACCAGCCTGTACAGATGTAAATGTACTTGAACATGTATAGATACGAACTGTGCCGTTGCCTCCACCATCTGTTCCAGTTGCAGTAAATATAGTGCCGGGATTACTATCTGCTGCACCCACTGATACAAAGTTAGATGTACCAGTAGTTTCAATCTTATATGTTACACCTATTGTTAAGCTACCATCGTTTACAAGGGTACCTTCCGCAAGTTCGTCAATGTAAGCTATATAAGCATTGTTTCCTGCATCGGCATTTACAGAGTTAAAGTCTTCATTGCCATCTCCGTAATCACCTCCACTGATTGTAAATACATATCCTGACCAAGCAGAATAATGTAATCTACGTTCAAATCCATTATTATCTGTTACACGAATGTAACCGTCACTAGGTGTATCAGAAGGTATAGTGGCTCCGCCAATACCAGAAACTACCACCTCAGTAATATCGTCTGTAGTTAATCCAGAAACAAGCACTAATTGACTTTTATTAATCTCCGGATCACCATTGACATCATAACTTGAACCATCCCAAGGTGCTACAAGTACTCTATCTTCACCACTTGCTAGACCTGCAACTGTATTAGTTACATAGTTAGGTGGTGGAACTACAGCATTCGTAAGGTCAGTTACCTTATCAGCAGAAGTTAAATCTGCGACCTCAATACCAACACCATAAGCACCAATGATAGCACTACCAGTAGAAGCACCTACGAAAGGCTTTGAAACTGTTGCAGAACGATCTGTTGTAGATGATACTGTTGCTGTAGCTGCGTCGGGTGATACTTGTTCTAGTGAATCAGAAGCTGCAGGTGCCTGACCAGTAAGAATCTGAATCCAAACTTTATTTGAACCATTGTCTGCAAGTACTTGTCCTGTTCCAGAATAAGTTCCTGACCACGCTATAGGATATGCTTCATCGAAGGTTCCAGAAAGAGAACCATAATTAATTTCGTGAGTTATACCTCTGAATAATTCACCATTCAAGCCATAGAGAGTTTCTCCGCTACCATCACGAGTAATGTATTTCATTCTCTCGTAAAACTGATTGATGGTATATACATCTCTGTCCCACTGAGAGTAATAATACTCAGGAGTACCATTATTATCAACATCGAGGCCTATATAACCTTCAGTCAAGTTTGTAATAGTAGACCATCCAGATACTGTTGCAAGAACAGTTTCATTATTCAAGTCATTAGAATCTGATAATGCAAGTACGTTATTACCACGAGAAGTTCCGTTAATTGAGAACTCTGCGTATGTATAACCAAATCGTCTACTAGTACCAATAAGTCTTCTTCCGTCTATATCAGCTCCAGACTCTCTAACTTTAATCATAAACCTATGAGAGATACCCTGTGTATCTGAATAGTTTAGACCACCATCTCCATATACTTTATCTCTATGATTCCACCAATCATCTGAAAGGACCGAACCGTCTTGTATAATTTGAATCTGTACATCAGAGTTACCAAAGTTTACAATACCATCCCAGATATCATCTCCGCCATTCTGAATAATAGATCCATCGTAAAGATGTTCAGATGCTGGAGTTGCCCCCGCTTCATATAAGGTGTACCCATTAATTAGGGTTATAATATTATCCGTTGATCTACGTGACGGATCCACGTTTGTAATATCAAGCTCGTCATCTCCAGTGGCAACAGCATCATCGGCCAAGCTTTGAAGCCATCTATGAAAATCAATAACCGTTGCATAAGAAGGAGAAGCTCCGTCATGGTCATCTCCAATATACGAAATTACTTTTGTATCTCTGTTGATTGACCAATGTGCATCATTTATCGCCATTTAATTATCTCCAATTATTAATGTACATTATTTACAATTTTTTGTAAATTTACGCTAATTTAAAAATATTTTTACCATTTAATATATCTATAATCCGCTTCATAGTCAAGGATTATACAAAAAAGGCCGGTCAATGCCGGCCCGAAATATCAACTATTTCTACAGATTAGCTAAGAGTTAATTTAGCACAAGATTTGGTATTACCAATACCCATACCAATTGTCTCATAAGCTGCCCATGAAATGATATTCTTTTTCTTTTCAATCCAGAATTTGGTGTCATTCAGAATATAGAAGTTTCCGAAGAATTCTTGAGCTGTGAATGCGTAGATAGTATTATCTAACAATGATTTCTTGTTAGAAACGATCAATCTACGACCAAATAATGTTGAATAAGAGTAACCATTTACATGAGTTTCTGAACCTACTGCGTCACCTGCTGTAGTAGCATCATATAAGAAGAGTCTATTGAACATTGTAGAATCCATTAAGATGACTTCACATCTTAATTTATTTCCGTCAAGTGTGTCAAATAGAGCTTTAAAGTCTTTCTTTACGATAGAGTCAACTTCGCCAGAAGTTGCATAGAGACCGGACACGTGTGTCTGATTTCCAGCTGCTACTTCAATGTCGATAGCTGCGCCTACTTGAGAGATGAATGCAGTATCTTCTGTCTCTTGAATATCCAAAACAGAATTCTTTTCGATCACGTCTGTTAAAGGCATGTCGTAAGCTAAAAGCTCTTCTTCTGTTTTTTGGAAGTCTTCGCTAGATACGAAGAAGAATGGGATCTCATAACGTTCGCCCATTACGTAGTTAGTTGTGGGGTTACCACGGAAGTTAACAATCATAGCCTTTGATTCAGGTTCGATGTCAACTATTCTAACCATACCGTCATGATTTACAGATCTTTGCAGATCCATTTTTGTTACATACTCAGGTTGTACGATCTTTCTTGCGAAAGAAACCTCACGTAGTTTCTGACGTATGAACGCAGAACCCTCTTGCGCTACTTTTTCAAGGCCTTCAGGAGAGTTCAGCTTTTGGATAAACAGTTCGTTTATCGTACTTGCACTGATATTTTCCATATTATAACCCTCCTTATACAGTTACAAATTCAATTGCTGTGAAACCCTGACCTAAGTAGGTCGAAGAGTGTGATGGTTTTGTACATCTAGCTACAACTACTCCAGAGCCTGGATCAGTTGTTGTTAGTTTACCGGTAGCGTCAACGAATAGAGCTTCGCCTGCTGCAGGTGTTCCTGTAAATTGATCAGTAACCGCACGCAATTTACCATATATAACAGTAACATTGCCTGTAGAGTGTATGTCTGGAGAGAAACCAGCACTACCGTCTCTATTAGATTCTGACCAAATTGGGAACGCGAAGTCGCCTGCTGTAGGTTTATCTACATCGTCATCGCCGCCTGGAGCTACCCAAGTACCTGTAACACCAGAAGCTAGAATCCAAGTGCTAGCCTCGAGATCCATTCTGGTAACAAGATTTAAGTTACTTAGTATTTGAAGCATTTACTTCTTCCTCCAATTAATAATGTACCCAATTTAAAGTACATCTGATAATAAATAACGAGTCAACGGATCTAACGTATCATCGTCTTGTATACGAGAACTAAGGGTACCGAATTTAGTATTGCCCTGTCGTATATTGAATTCGATGGCTTTTTCCATCAAATTTAATTCTTCGAAAGTTTTAGATGCAAATTTTTCAATGGATTCTTCTAGATCTTCAGCTGATATAGAACCTAACTTGAACAATTTAAAAGCGAGTTTTTGTGACTTGTCTTTTAACTCAAGTTCTGCTGTTTTTTCTAGTACTTCATCACGTAATTGAACTATTGCATCTGCGGCTAATTTTCTTAATTCAGCATCCATTATTATTCTCTAGTTATTTTTCCTCTGAATTTTCTTCAGATTCATTTGCAAGTTTTTGAAGTTCTTCTGCAAAAGAGCGTGCAAGGACTTGTCCTGCCTCTACTAATTCTGCAACTTTAACTTCTTCATCATCAATTTCCAGATCTCTTGCAATTAACATTTCTGCTAATTTTTCTACATCTTCAAGAGAGTAGTCTTCGCCGAATTCAGCTTTTAAAGCTTCGTCAGCAGCTTCAGCATATTTTGCAAGAACCTCCATTCTTTCAGAAGCTACCTTTACTTCTTCTTCAGAAACCTGAGTCTCTTGTTCTGCTTCTTTCATTAGTTCATATCTTTCTAATAAACTCATTATTCATTCCCCCATACTTTAGAATATAGATTAACAAGAACCTGAGCTTGTTTAGAAAGTTCTTCTTCTGCTGGTTTTGCTTCTTCTTTGTTCTCAGCTTCTTTAACTTCTTCTTTAGCTTCTTCTTTAGATTCTTCAGAATCTTCAGTATTTGCTATTTTGTTCAATTCATCATTAAAGCCACGAGCCATAATGCGACCGATTTCTTCAGCTTCTTTTACTCTTTCTGCTTCTTCTTCAGCTTTCTTAGCTTCTTCAGCAGTCTTTTCAGCTTGTTCAGCTTCAACGACTTTCTGAGCTTCTTCAAAAGCTGCTTTAGCTTCAGCTAATTTTATTTCAGCTTCTGTACGAGTATCTTCCTCTTTAGATTCGGTTTCTTTTGATTCAGCTTCTTTCTTCTCTTCTTTAGCTTCAGCTTCTTTCTCTTCTTCTTTCGTCTCTTCTTTCTTCTCTTCTTTAGCTTCAGCTTCTTTCTCTTCTTCTTTCGTCTCTTCTTTAGCTTCCTCTTTAACCTCTTCTTTAGATTCTTCTGCTTCTTTAGAAGTTTCTTCTGCTGAGGTTTCTTCGGCTTTAGTTTCGTCTGCAGACTTCTCGCTTAATCCTTCAACCAGCTTTTCTTCTGCAGTTTTTTGTCGTCCTAATTTTTCAAGGATTTGATCGACATTTAATCCAGCCATGTTTTAACCTCCTATAGTTAGTTAATTAAGTCTGTGTATATTTGTTGTAGATGAGCATCATCCAATTTAGTTATAAATTCAGCAAGTTTAGTTACTCCTAGAGTTTTGTCTAGCATCTTGCTTGCCTGAGCATAGCCAAGAGAAGCAACTAACCCTGTGATTACGGGATGCTTTCTAATAAAGTTCTCTGTTGACGTTATTGGTTCACCCTTGCGAGCTTTGTTCTCTTTAGTACCAGCCACATAATATGAAACTGGAATACTAATAAGTGAACTACCTAAAACCCTTTCAGCAAACTGGCCGAAACTGGCAGTTTTCTTGAATGTTTCATTTTGAGCAAACAAGCTGCCGGCTGTTCCTGCGCCAATAATAACTGGCAATAACCATTTATTTTTTAACATGAATTCTCTGAATCCATTTGTACTAGGATTATTAAAAACTTTAGCAAATCCATAATATAGACTTCCTAAAATACCCATAGGTATAATAGGATTCTTGTGTGCCGTAGTTTCTGGATCAGGTTCACTTCCAAAAAAGATTTTACTTATAAAACTTCTATCTGCTGGAGGTTGTTGCGGAAATGCTGGTGTAACAGTTTCCTTGACAGCTTCCAATTGTTCTAGTGGTTCAAAGTATGTACCTTTTATTTCAGCTACCTTAATTAAAGCTCTGGATACAACCAATTCTTTAGTCATGGCCATTTCTGGCACATGCTCCATTAACAATGTAGCTACCTTTTCATTATAGTTGTTAAAGTTTACGTCCACAGGGACTTCGGGAACTGTGTCAGAAGTAATTTCAAATACCTCTCCTTTCTGTTCCAATTCATTGGCAAGACTTATCTCACCTAAATTATAAAGTGCTAATTTTTGAAAATCCTCCTTCAGAGGAAAAATACGTAAAGCATTCATCGTAGATAATACCTGATTCAAAGGAAACTCAGCAAGTTTCTTTAACTTATCCTCCGGTATTCTAGCCTGAGTGTTTCGTATAAGCATTTTTGGGTCAGAACTCACACAATCTACTTTTGCTTCAATATTTTTTCTTATTTCAGCATAAGTGTCCTGTTCGGCCAGCTTTTCTAATGATACATCTAAATTCGATGCTGTTTTAACTGTGCTCATGAATTTTATTTCCTGCCCATTGTATCCTGCTACTTTAGATAAAAATCCGGCTGTTCTATCCGCCGGTATTAACACTACACTTAGATCAAAGAATTTTGGCATTCTATTTATTGCTACAATACGTTGTCCACTTGGCAATATACCATTCATATTTTTGGCTAAATGTTCACAATATTCTTTTCGCGTACGCGCGCGATTTCCACATATTGAACATTCATCCCACGGAACTCTACATCCCATTGATACTGCTGGCAAGTCTCCTTTTTCTAGTTTACCTATTACATCATCAGCTTTACTTTTTTCAAGTTCTATTATCAATTCAACTCTATGCATCTCAGGGTTGTAATGTGAAAATACAACACGCCCCATAGATTTTTTCGGATCTTTATTTACATGATGACGATATACATGACCAAGTGCCTCAAAAGTTTTATGATATTCCTTCAGGGCTTCTTCAGGAAAATAATCGCCATTTCGATTTGATCCATAATACTCTCCAGCAGATAAGGCGTTAACTAATGCATATATACTGTCTGCCTTCTCCTTGAGAGTAGCTATAAAATCTACTAAAGCCTGAGAATATTCTGCAGTTTTTATAAAATTGCTCGGATGAACAAGTTGTAAAACTTCAGAATCATTGTCTCCATATTCGAAGAATATTTCTTTGTCTATCATTTGTTAATCCATTTCTAATGGACCGTAATCCTTTTTCTTCCGATCGTCTATACCCGCACGTGCAATTAAAGTGGCACCAAGTAATTTTCCTACTGCAGCGTCAGTAATACCAGAAAATCTGCCAGGTCCAGTTTTAGTTTCCGCAACTGATTTATTTATTCCAGCTAATGTACTATATGTATCAATTGGCGGACCGCCATATAACTCTGGAAACCCTCTATCAATAGATTGTCTTATAAATGCACCGGCAGATAAGGGGTCTGCTGCCATGTGTGGAGCAAAATGAAATAATGAAGCCCAATATTGAGCTACAGTTTTTGGGTCTTCTTTTTTTAATGAAGGATGCGCTTTTAACATTTCTTCATAATATTGTTTGCCTTTAGATTTTAGTTTGTTCTCCTTGAGCCAATCTATAATCTCGTCGGCAAAAGCTCCCATTGTTGCAGCGATAGCACTACCAACTATAGCAGTTGCAACTTGTCCCCAGGGACCTCCCCAGTTGAATTCTTTTATAGCTTTAAGGTTAAATGCACTAGATTTTTTCATACTATCTTACCTTATATTGTCTTAAACGTAAATTGACTGCTTCTCTAGTTAGAGGTACTTTTGTCTCTTGTTTTTTCTGAGACATCATTTTGCCTGCCTTGAATGATACTAACATAGCAACTGCGGCAGCTGTCTTTGGATGTTCCTTGAACCACTTGAATGTCTTACTAGCTGTATTAAAAAATCCAGCAAATTTCAACATATTTGGTGCTCCATTATCCTTACGAATTGTATCATACTCATTTTTATAAGCATTAAATGCCTCTTCCAGACGTAGCGAATGTAGGAACCCTGATTCAATTTCACTAGCTAATTTATAGATCCTAGATTCTGTATTTGGTAGCGAACTTGAGAATTCAGCTTGTTTGTCAAAATCGATGTGGGTCATTTTCTCAGCTAGTCGAGACTTGAATAATTCTTCCATAGCTTCGCCTGTGCACTCTGCTGCAGTTTTTATAATGTTTGTAATATCAGCAAATGTAGAACCTTCAAGAACTGCCTGTTTTACAATGTTTTGTAGTGTTTCAACATTTGAAACAAATGTGCCCTGTGTTTGGGTAAAGTTGTCATTCAGATACTCTGTTACTCCTTGCAGATATGCACTTTTTTTATTAAATTCACCAGTCTGTTTCACAAATTGGCTATTTTTAATCATATTCTCAATTTCTTCTTCTGTGTGCATATTTTCTGCAGAGGCAGATTTATATAACTTGAAGATATCAGATACATCAATAGATTTTTCATCTAGTGTATATTCTGTTACAGGTAAATCTTCTCTACCTTCTTTTACTATGTCACTATGAGTTGCGTCGGCATTTGCTAAATCAAATTTCAAGTATTTGTCTTCGGCATTTTTAATCAATCCTAAATAAGTCGCAACATTAGCACTTTCAGCAACTCTACGTAATTGTTGCTTGTTAAGTCCATATTCTGCTGCTACTTTTTTAAGCCCATCATTCAATGAAATGTTCTTTTGAATATAGTCTTTAGATATGCCATCGCCTAATTTCTCAAGTTCTTTAGGTTCTATCATAATTGAATATACTCCTTTGTTTAATTACTGTCAAGTTTTTCTATGAAAAATTTGCAATTCCCTGCATTAGGTCAAGTGCTACTTTACAGAAAATGGACGAATGCACTGCGTCATCAGGACCTATACTAATGTACTTCATACTATTCTTTTCCTCATCAAACTCCATCTGGACATTTAGAAAATCGTCCTTAAATGGCTCAAAATCGTCCCATCTAGGCAAAACTAGATTGCCGTCTTTAATTGTCTTGAAGAAATCATTCATGACCTGATTACGTGATAAAGTATAAGCAGGCATTTTAGGATTCCATCTAATTCTTTCTTTCTGTGTAGGTAAATGTTGGAAAGCAATTACTTTATTATGTCCCATTCTACTTCTAATTTCTGAGTTTGGTGCTTCTCCCATACCATAGTCGGCAGCTAGATGAACCACTTTCCACTTATCCATTAATTCTGGAACTATTTTATGAATATAAGCATAGTCTGCTTCCTTACCTAAAAATTTCTTCATGTATAGAACATGATATCTATCACCACGTTTTTGCATGATAGTTATTACTGTATGTGAATTTTCAGAATTAATTGGACCATAGTCAATTCCCATAATACTCTTGTAGGATGCATCTAGTTCGTTAGGCTCTCCTGTCATAATATACTCTGGACGACAACTTTTAATTAAGTCTGCTTCAGTTATTGGAGACGTTCCCTCATCATATTCAAGTGCTAATACTTCATTATGAAATTTGGCTACTGAGTAAGTTTCTCTTTTTCCTATTACATCTCTTTCCCATTTTACCCAAGGAGCTCGATCAAAATGGAGCAAGCAAACACGGAATCCTTCCATAGCTGGTTTTTTAGTTAAAGAAAAAGTAGATACCCATTGTCCTCCTTGCTTGACATCCATAGGTCTGCCACATTTATTACATACAACTCCTTTATCACCTATATTGTCTGGACCAAGAATATTCCAATGATTACATGCCTGGCATTTAATAATATATTCATTCTTAGTAGATCGATCCCAAATATTTGCTAAAGTTCCTTTACTTCTTTTTGGAGTGCCTGCAAATAAAGACCACTTGAATAATGAACGTGACATTGTTTCTTGTACTACCGGAATGATATCTTCGCGTAAGTCCTGTACCTCATCAAAGATATTCATGTCTGCTGAATACCCTCTTATTCTATCAGCATTCAAGAGAGCATACCTTAGATACATTCTAGAACCATTCAAGAGTTGTTTCATAAATACGTTTTGTACAAGTGAAGAGTTCATATAATGTTCTTTAATAAGAGGACTTCCTTCAAGTACTGGGTTTACTCTGTCATGTGAAAATACTTTTGTTTGATCTACTGTTGGTGCTATATATAGTGACTTGAAGTAATTATACATTACACTATTAGTTATCATTAAATTAGCCAGAGTTGTAGATTTAGCAGTCTGTCTAGAAAACATATATACAGATTGTGAGGCATCAGAATTGTAAATTGCACGTAGATGTGGGTAATCATTCAACGAAAGTTGATGTCCATTCAAGTACAAAAAATTCTCTGCGAAATCCGCCTTAGTTGTTTCTATAATTTGAGACATAAAATATTTATATCAATCCCATTTTTCTTTGTTCTTTTGCAAAAGCTAAAGCTTCGGCTTTACGTTTAGCGTCCCAAGGGCTAGAAACTGGAATTTGTCCACTTGGTTTTGCTACTTGTTTTTCTAACATTCTTTGTGATGTCGAAGAATCTATACGTCCTCTAACTTTTACAAAATCATCCATATTCTTGATATTTGTTTTTTTCATATTAGTAAGAGGTTTTATTTCACCTGGTAATTCACGTCTAATATAATCTGTAGTTTTACCTAATTCTTTTTTACCTAGACCTATTATCTTTTTCCACCACCCTGCTGCAGCGTATTTCTCGAATACGTATGTTGCTTTATCTGTGACTAACTCCCCTTTTTTTTCAATAGCATTTATTAGTTCACGATGCCTTGCATCATTTTTAAATTCTCTATATAATTCTTCTCTTGTATACATTTCCTCTAACCTATCAATCAAACTATCTTTTATAGCTTTATCTACATTTTTAGATGCTAATAAACTTTTTACATATTCAATTTCTTTATCATCCAGTTTTTTATTTACCGTACCTACAAGTGCGCCTAAACTTGCTCCTATCCCCGCTCCTATTAAAGCTGGTATGGCCCATTTTCCACTAAAACTATTTCTGCCTTGTGCAGCTCCTACTAATGTACCGACTACTCCGCCTGAGACAGATGGAAAAGTTAAAGCTTGAGGCCAAGTACTCTTGTCTTCTTTAGCTTTGGTTTTTACATAATTTGAATACCGCTCTTTACGTATAGAAAAAGGTACTTTAGAACTATAAGGCATATATTTAGGATCAGTATAATCTGCGCCTGAAATTAATGCTAATTTTTCAAATATTGCTGTTGCTTTATCCATATTTTAATCTCGCTTTTCTTTTCTCTCTTTTAGCCAGAGAAGGCTTGACAAAAAATTGTCTCTTTCCATATTCATCTAAACGTCTAGATGATTCTACTTTCTTTTTAAATTTTCTAAGAGCCTGTTCTAATGATTCTAAACTCCCATCTTTTGTTTCAACCATCAAGGGCTTGAAATTATCAAGTATCTCCTTTGACTTGTATACTGCCATCACTGAATTTTGATTTATGATGAAGTTCTTCGACTTCATTAAGTATGTTCTCATACTTAGTTGGTAGCATTTCATGAATAAATTTGTAAACCACGTTACGATATCCTACTCTAGCTATGCCCCATCCCCAATTATAAGCAAAGTCTCTGCCATGCTGTATTTCATCTATGAAGTCCGTTAATTCCTTGAAGTCTCTTGCTACTCTAGCTTCCGATTTAATTAAATCCCAAGGAGTAGAAGGACCTTTTTTCTGTAATTCGAGGTTGTCTTTTACACTTTTCTCATAATTGTCTGCTCTTCTCATAAATTCGTGTGTGAGCATACGAGCTGTCTTGAGCTCTGCCCAAAATTTATCCCTGTAAGGTCTATATGTAGACGCATCCGGAGGATCTACGAGCCATCTGTCATTCAGAATATCATATACACCAAAATATGAATCTTCGTATGTTGGAATCTCTCCGTTCTCAGGAAGTGATTGTAAATATATATTTAGAGGATGTTTAGTTCCAGGAATATTTTTTTCATTGTGTTCTCTGCGTACTTCCCATAATCTTTCTACCTGTTCTTTAGTAGGTAATACTGCGTTAACATCTATGTCGCTATCGTATTGCCATTGTAGACCAGTGATTGATCCTATAAGAACTATTTGAACTACATCTTTCTTTGGTACAAAAGAATATAGAGTTCTTAAAATATAATCTCTAACGTTAGGCAATAAATGACTTCCATCTGGTAACCAAATATCTGGTGCCATCTTATTTGCTATACGATCAAATAATCCTGCAGACTTTACTCTACCCACTACATTAACTTCCTTCCTAACTCCTTTCGGAGGTTTTCTAAAAAACCATTCATCAGAAAGCATATCAATAGCTTTACTTGTAGGAGTATTTTTTATTTTCTTGTATACCTGTGAAGTTTTAAGCATATGTTTTTTAGATTTTTTATCATATAAAACTTTGCCAGTTATAAGACCGCCAGCGGCAATAGTACTTTGAATTGGACTTTTTACTATAGCCTGGCCAGTTCCAAGACCGACTCCTAAAACATGTCTAATTCCATTTGGCAGTTGTCTCCTCGTAGCTCCTATATTAGCAGCAGACTCTTCAATTGCTTTGAAAGGTAAAATTGGATACAAAATACCAGAAAGTTTTCGTTTAGTATCTCTTATAGAATGCACGAGTTCATGCCTTAACATGTATCGACCACCAAAGTCTTTTGCTTTTCTTAAGTCTTCTGTGGCAAGAATTAGGCCTTTTCCTTCTTTTATTGCTTTATCGGCTAAAGCTTTTTTTCCTTCTGGTAATGTATGCTTAAAATATTTTACATACTTATCTGATATATATGCAGCACCTGCACCAGGACTTAAATGATCAGCTTTTATTATCGCAATTAACGGCTTTCTTATTTTCTGGTATACTTGTGCAGATTTATACATCTTGGCTTCACGTTCATTTGCTACAATACTAGTACCAGCAATTGCCCCGGTAGCTAACACTGCAGACTGTACAGGTCTTTGTATAACAGTTTGTACTCCGCTCATTGCTACTGCGGCAGGAGTTTTTAATCCTTTTGGGACTTCTTTTATTTTCTTTAGAGCTGCTCTATTGGCAGCCAGCTCTTCAATAAAATTAAATGGTAAAAATTTATAATATTTTTGAGATAGTTTGTTTTTATTCTCTCTAAGACTATGAGCTAATTCATGTCTTAATATAAATCTGTTATCCTTATGTCTTTTAGCTAGTCCTATTATGCCTTTATTTTCTTTTAAAGCTTTTTCAAGTTGGGGCCTCATGGCCTTTTCTCCTTGCCATATTTCTTTAAAATGTTTTTGTAGATTCTTACGACTTAAAGAGAACCCACCTAGAGATTTTGCACCTTTACCTAGTCTATCAAAAGTTACAACAAGTGGTTTGTAAAACTTTCCTAATTTTTCAAATACTATATGAGCTTTATCCATTAGTTAAGTTCCGATATATGTGAAAATTTCTTGCTGCCACTGGTTTCAGATAAAGGACCCTCTGAAGCCGGTAGATCTTCTTCTCTGTGTTTTTCTTTAGCCCTATTTAACTTGAAAGAAATTTCTTGGAAAACATCTTTCTTTTCTTTAGTGTCACGATCAAATTTTTCTAGCTTCTCAACTATTTTAGATGCCAGAGCTCCCCACTTGAGGGCAAGATCTGCATTTGTTTTTGATTGCTCTTTAAAGTTATAGAATGAGTCCGTCATAATTTCCCGAAGCATTGAATCAAAAGATTTATTAGGAGCGGCACCAAGTTTCCATACGAGATGATCTTTATCTCCCTTTAAAGCTAATGTATAAAATTTCTTTAAATCTGGATTTGTAGTTCCCTTGACATATTCAACTTTATCTGACAAGGTCCAAGACTTGACATTAAAAAAGTAGTGAAGAAACTCTGTAATATTCTCAGAAGTATAATTTATATTATATTTTCCATTTACAATTAATTCTATGTCTTCATCAGTTATTTTAGCAAGAGCTAAAGAAGTTATAAGTCGATACATAAGTGGGTCTTCGAGTAATCGAAATGCTCCTTCGATTCCAGCAGTTCCATTTGGCATTTCTAGTTTTCTCAGATATCCCACCATTTTATCCACACCAAGATCCATTAACCAGTGTGGGTCTGGCTGATTCTTAACTATATAATCTGGATTTAATTTAGCTAAAGTTTGATGTACTTGATCAACACCTGGAAATGGAATAAAAAATTCTTGCTCTTCAATTTTATCTACTATTGTGTCTCGATTGAATTTACTGCAAACAAGTGCTTCAACATATTTTATATATGGAATTTTCATTATATATTTCTCTCACTGCGACATCGTGTGTTATGACACACCATTTTTCTATGAGTCTTGCCCACAGAATTTACTACAGATTCTATACGTGCAGTAAATTTATGACATACAGGACATTTAACCAATCTTGGTCCTACCTGTGTTTTGGTCAATTTTTTAGTTTGCATTATTTTCCAAATAATTTTGCAAGTTTAACTCTATCGAGTTTAAGTTTTTCTCCCCACTCTACTAATTCTTTATCGTACTTACCTTCAAATGCATTCTTTATAATTTCTTCCATTTCCTTGAAGGTTTTTGGTTCCATCTTTTCAGCAACCTTGCAGAACAAAGAATCGAAATCATTAGGAGTTTCTGGTTCCTTATCGTAGTTTAGATGTTGGAATATTTCGTAACTCATCTTCTTCCTCGTTTATAAAATGTATAATGTAGTTTAACTCATCCTCAGTACGAGGTCCAGCAAACCTAATTAGTTCTCTATTCTCGGAATCGAAAATGCCAATATCTGGCACATCACTAATAACAAATTCGCAAGTAGCTCCAAAGTCGTCTTCAGCAACATTCTTCAAAGCTACTGCTAAATCATTATTCTGCTTGGTACCGTCATGCTCAATCAGAAGATACATTAATAATACACCCTCTGCGGAGTATTTCTCATCGCCATTAATTGACGACGCCTTTCTTCTTCTGGATTTTTACCTCCAGACAGGGCCATATACGCCGCACCTGCACCAAGTCCTCCGAGGATCAAGCCTTTTTTATGTTTAGATACCCAACCTTTAGGTTTTATACCTTCACCAGTTTGTATAATATTTTTATGCGTTGCAGCACTTGTTTCAGAAGCTTGTCTCTGTAATTGGCCTGTACGTTCCTTTATGAAAGGCCCAGTTTTAAAATTGGGATCTTTCTTTAACATAGCTGCGGCCTCTTCATTAACTTGTTTTATAATATCTTTTGACCCTTTTCTTCTAGCAAAAAATCTTTTTGCGACACCTTTTAATCTAGTAACAGGCATAAAAGGTGCGCCAAGTTTTTGAAGTTCGTCTGCAAAGCCTTGCGCTGTTGCTTTATTCATCTTCATCCTCTTTTTTAGTAGATTTTTTAGAAGTAGTTTTTGCCTTAGTTACCTTAGGTTCTACCTTAGGTTCTTCCTTAGGTTCTTCTTTAATCACCTTAGGTTCTACCTTAGGTTCTTCTTTAATCACCTTAGGTTCTACCTTAGGTTCTACCTTAGGTTCTTCAGGTTTTACTTCAGTAACAACCTGCTGTTCTTCAACAACAGGTTGCTCTACTATATCTTTAATTTTTTCTGCGTCCCTTTTCTTTGATCGAACTAGAGACTTTTGATATACTGTTTGTGCCATAATTAATTCTGATTAAGCTGGTGTACCGTTGTTCAAGACTGTAAGCTTACGTGTATAAGCATGTACATTTCCTCTTTCTGTTTCTTTCTGGCTTGCATATTTACTTGTAGAAGTATTTGCAGTTTCAGAATATGTATCGTAAACAGAATTAACATATGTAGTTTTGTCAGATCCTGTAAGTTTCTTTGCATAGGATCTTTGATATAACGTCATTGCCACTTTAAGTGTCCTCCATTAATTGTTTATTTAATATATAAATAACTGGGCTAATTTGCAACTATTTGTATTTCTCATAACGGAACTCCTTGAAAATAGGCATTCTTAATTTTCCTGACTTTGCATATTGCATGTTGCCAGTAACTTTAGCCCATAGCCCAATATATTTATTGGGGTTCAAGTATGCTTCACGTCGTAGTTCATCTGATAAACCTGAACCAATACGAATTTTAGTCCTCGTATTTTCTGGGATTCCAACAAACCCCCCGATAGCATTTCCTTCATATTTACTACCAGGTTTAGCAGCGAACACTCCAGTTATTAGAACGTCAAAGTCTTCATTCGACTTTGATTTGTAAGGTATAGCTTCTTTTGTCTTATATACCACTATTCCCTCACTCGTTAGCGGGTATCTTCCCGAAATAATATCGTCTTTAAGTTTCATTTTTTCTTGTTGTGTAATAGCTAGAGGTGGCATTTCTAGTTCCGGTATCTTTGTAGATATTTCTTTTAACATCTTGAGTTTTTCCTCGTAAGGCATTTTTTCTACATTCTTGCCTCGATATTTAACTATATCTATAATTGCCGGCTTTAATTTGCCTACTTGCTTCTGTAACTCTCTGGATTTCCATACGTTTGAATTTAAAATTCCACCAATAACACTCGAGTCCTTTCCAGGTACATACAACTCAGTTCTAACTACTGTATCTCCTAGATCAACCGGACCACGTAACTTGTATAGATCTGTTCTATAAGAATGATCTATTGGACCTCCGGACTTCTTGCTCATTCTATATGAATAGACATCCAGGCGCTTGTTAGGTCGAATAAGTACTGTATTATGTGCACCATCTATCTTGGGCGCCCATACTTCATCTTTTATGTCAGTTCTTAAATTCTGCAAGTCAATAGCCTTGTAATGTGGCTTATAGTCTGGCACCTGTTTATTTGTTACTCCAGTATAATTATAGAGTAACCACTCTCTACCACCAGTATGCATTAGCATATACCTATCTACTCCCTGACCCTTGTACACATTAAATAATATCTTGTCAGGTTTTGATTCGAGAACTTCAATCTTATCAAAGAACACACTTCGTACTGTTCCAGCTCCATACCCAGATTCAATCTCTCCTTCCCAGCCCATGTAAGAACTCTCATGTGTAGGTTGTTCTATGGCCTTGGTTTTAAGTCCGGGACTTGGTAAGCGACGAACAGCCCAAGATAAAGCATCGCTACTGCCAGGAGGACTAAGCCGAATATCATAATGAGCACCAGCTTTTTTTGCTTCATGATATTGAATGTTTCCTGTCCAACGAGATTCTGTAGTACTTGGTATATCAACAAATCTCCCTCTATCAGGTATTCCTATTGGCATTAATGCTTTCCTCTTTCATACTAAGTAATTGATCATATTTTAATTCAATTTCTTTTTTCTTCTCTCGCGGAAGTTTCTTGAATTCTTTTTCTATTTTCTTTATTGTCTTGTTATCTGAATTATTGCGTGTTATTTCCGTCCATTCTTTATCTGCTCTTATTGCATCTGGATCAAGATTATCAATCATTCGAAATAGTATATGAAATGCATCTGCATAGTTACCCTCTTGAAGGGTTTGCGCAAATGTATCATAATTTATTTCCATACTGATTTTCTAAATAATTTTTGATTTCCACTAGCATTATTGAATCTGAGTCAACGTCTGCCATTTCTACTGCATACTTATAGGGCCTGAGAGCCGTTACTGTTGAGCTTTGTCCTGCAGACAAATTCTGCAAGCCTACTAAATTAAATTTATTGTCAAAGAACGCTATCTTAATTGGATAGCTAACATTTATATTCCAAAATCCTGATTTAGTTAATTTGTCAAACTTGAACACAGCAATTTCATCTGATGCAAGAGGTTTACTAAACATTAACCCTCTAGCACGATCAAATGGGGTTTCTGCTGTGAATCTTACTTTCATTTTTTTGGTAATTTAACCATATCCTTGAATTTCATAGTTTGTTCAGGGTTTTTAGGATTAGGTATATTTAAAGCTGTCTTCCTTGGTTTAGGAGCAAATGAACCTCCTATTAAAGCAACTGTTGCTATTCCCGCAGGCCCTATTGCTTTCTTAACCATAGATTTCTTTTTCTTACATTTTTTCTTGGATATTTTTTCAAACACAAATGTGGCTTTATCCATTTGAGACTCCTTTACAAACTTGATGGCATCTTTTACTCTCTTTTCTGTTTCTTTACCAGGCAATAACATTGCAGCAGTACTTCCTAAAATTATTGGAATTGCTATCGTTTTAGCTTTTAATAAATCCATCCTTGATGCTAAAGCTAAACCTCCTTTTGCACCCGCAAGTCCTTCTACTGCTTTTAATTCTTCTTCAGAAACCTGAGTCTTTTTCTTTTTATCTGCCATACATTTTTTTATAGATATCGTTCATATAACCATATTGAGATTTTCCGTGAAATACTGTACTGCCATATCTTCGATTTCCTCTCATAATTTTTTGAGCTCCACCCACTCCGCCATAATGTGCTGCTGCAAGATACATAGCTTGTTGGGGGTTCATTGTTTTAATATTTATACCTAGGGACTTTGCGTTCTGTTGTGTTAACTTATGCATGTAGTGTGTTTGTAATTGAGGGTTATTTAGAAACTGCTCGCGAGTTCCTTTGTAGCCGAGACCTGTCAATGTTTTGGGCATAAATTGATACAGACCCAAAGCCCCAGATTGTTTATTAATTACGTTGGCTTTTCCAGAAGACTCCTGCTGCATGATAGCATTCACAAATCTATCATAAGTTGTTTTTCCGGAACTAATATATGGTTTAGTAGGGCCATATGAAACTGTGCGAGGAGAAATGCCATATCTCTGTCCTAAAGTTTGCACAGCCCTATTATATTTTAGAGCTAGAGTACTAGCTAAATCATTATTGGATACTGCATATTTAGCAAATGCTGTTAATTCTTGCTGTGTCATTGTGTTTCTGCCCAAAATTTGTTATATTAAAAAAGATCTCGCTTGTTTAATTTAGCGATCTTAAACCAATTTGTCAAGTAATCATACTAAAATATGGGAAATTCAATTAAATACGACCCTCTTCATATACATAATACTGCGAATGAACGATCTAGAGCTATAGACAGCCTGATGTCTGTTAAAATTGAAACTAACCTCGAATATAAATTAGCCGATCTAATGAAAGAACTGATTACTACAGAAGATAAAGAAAAGCTTGTGAATTTAACAACACAAATAAATAACGTAAAGAAAGATATTGAAGATGCTAAACGAACAAGAGAGATAAATCAAAAACACTTCAACGAAGAAACCTTTGTTTGGGAAACTATGGATGTGAGCATATAATGTTTAGTAAAGAAATTTTAAAACAAGATTTAGAATACATGATGCACTTGAAATCACAGCGCAACGCATGTGCTAAACTTATTACAGAGCATTTTCAAGATTTAATACAATCAGAGCACGTGACATTTAATGAGCTTGAAGATGGTAAATCAGTTCTCAAGTCCCTACAAGATCAACTCTTTGAATTAAATAATCAAATAGTGGTTCTTGAAGAACAGATGTTCTTGAATTACACTAATACATTTTGTATTACATCTTCACGACCTACTCCTCCTGGATTTAAATTTCCTCATATTTCCAATCTTGATAGTTAATTGGTATAAGAAATCAGATAATACATCAACCATTAAATTTTAATAAAAAAATGGAAACAACAATTGATAGCTTTAGAGGCGATTTTGCCTTTCTATCTAATTTCTATTATTGTCCTGTAGAGTTAGATGGTATAATTTATCCTACAGTTGAAAATGCATATCAAGCTGCTAAAACACATGACCCAATAAAAAGAAAAGCTTTTGAAAATATAACTCCCAGCGAAGCAAAACATTTAGGATTAGAACTAGATATACTCCCTAATTGGGACAAGATTAGACGTTCTATAATGGAAAAACTGCTCAAGCAAAAATTTAATGTAGAAAAATTCAAGCAGAAACTCTTAGCTACTGATAATGCAAAACTTGTAGAGGGTAATTGGTGGCATGATAATTATTGGGGAATTTGTAAATGTGATAAATGTAAGATTGCCTATGTAAACAAAAAGGACAAAAATCAGTTAGGACTATTATTAATGGAAATTAGAAATTCTTTACAACCGATAGTGTGCCATACTGGTGGTGCTCGTGGTGCAGACATGTTATTTGAAAATGAATGCCTGAAATATAATATAGATGTAATAGCATATTCATTTGATGGACATTCAACAAAATCCACCTGTAGAAAAATTTTAACTTCTCAAGAACTTGAAGATGTAAACAACGAAGTGTCGAAAGTGGCAGCTATAATTTCTAGAACAGCACCATTTAAACGAGAGTATATAATTAAATATATACAGCGAGATATATATCAATCAATGTATTCAGATATAGTATATGGTATTGGAACTCTTAATAAAATATCTCTAATGCCTGATGGAGGAACTGCCTGGGCAGTTGGTTATGGCGTACTAAGAGACATTCCTGTTTTCTTTTTTGATCAAGTAGAAAATTCTTGGTACCAATATAATAATAGAGTAAAAGGCCTATGGGATAAAATAAATGTTATTCCAGATAAATACTTCGAGCTCAAGTCTTTTACTGGCATTGGTACTCGTGAATTACAGGATAATGGAAAAATAGTAATTAAACAATTAATTAATACATATAATTTAAGGAAATAAATAATGTTACAAAAAAACTTTTCCGGTCGCAAGAATGACCGACGTATCAAAGCTCGTGAACGCCTGAATACAATGTTGAACACTGGTAAAACAATTGTACACAGGGAAGTGCTTGATAAGGATGATATTACTCGCATCAAAAAAGAAATCAAGACTCTTGATGATAGAATTCTTGAGCCCACAGTTGCAAGAGGCATGCGTACTAAAAAATTCAGAGGTGTTAAATAATGCCAAATCTTATTTTAACAGTAGGCCCTCCTGGCTGTGGTAAAACAATTTGGGCAACTCTATATGTGGAAAATCATAAAGCTAAGCGAGTAAACAGAGACGACTTGCGTGCTATGATGCAGAACAAAACTTATAATTCTCGAGACGAAAAAGTAATTAGACGTATTCGTGATTATATAGTTGAAAGTTGGCTAGAACAGGGTTTTGATGTAGTTCTCGATGACACAAATCTTGACCCGGGTGTTTTTGATGAAATGAAAAAAATAGCACGTAGAGTTGGTGACGTAAGAGTACGTGAACATATAGTTCAGATTGAACGCGGTATATGCTGGTATAATAACACACATAGACCAAATGCTGTGCCAGAAGGAGATTGGAATGCTCTTTGGTTAAAGTACACACACTTTCAACCACACGATGATTATTTATCTCCTCCACGAGGTTTACAACGTGAACTGGCAGCAAAACGTTTCGAAGAAACAGATAGACCTCTTGGTATTATAGTGGATATTGATAATACACTGGCTTTACATCCGACAGGTCGAAGTCCATATGATCATACAAAGATTTCCGAAGATATACCAAATACTGCTCTTATGGGCATGCTTACTGCATTACGAGAAACGCATGGTTATAAGATCTTTTTAGTTACTGGAAGAAGTGAAGCGGCAAGAGAGGCCACTGAAAAATGGTTGTCTGACCATAATTTCGATTATGATAATATGTATATGAGGCCGCTTGATGAAGCAGATACTAAAGACTATATTATAAAAAGAGCCGCGTATGAAACCCACATAAAGCCGAATTATTATATCGTAGGAGTTTACGAAGATCGTGAACAGACTACTGCTGACTGGAGAGACCTCGGACTACCAGTCTATCAGATTGATTTTGGGAGATACTAATGATAATCGATGTAGATGGTTTTGATATTGATACAGCACATTTCGGGAAAAAGATTATTTTCAAGTATAATGATAATAAGAAACCCGAAGTAACCTTCATTCTCGACTTTCCACCTCATACAGAAACAAGAGAATTTGAAGATCAGAAAAAAGCAGAAGCATTTATTGCTGAAATTAAAAAAGATGGAGATAAGGTGAGATACGAATGAGCTTTTATAAACAACCATTAACTTACCAGTGCGGTCCCTTCGCTCTGAAGTACGCACTGGTAATGCTCGGAAGGATGGAAGATGAAAAAGAAATTGAAGAGATTGCGGGTAGTAGCTGGTGGAGTGGTACAGACGAACTTGGACTAGAACGCGCAGCAAACTATTATGACTGTGATTTTATTGAAATTCTAGAAAATGAGCCCGACGCAGCTCTAGATAAGTTGAATCAATCACTCAAGCAAAATACTCCAGCAGTATTATGTGTGGATAGGTGGAGTCATTGGATTGCTGTTATACGACATGAAGATAATAGATATGTTTGTGTTGATAGTGGTATGAAAAAAGTTATTATCACTATTCCGCAGAGGGAACTTTTACGAAGATGGAGATTTTTAGATAAGAAGATTTCCACTTATGCAGGCTACATAGTTTCACCAAGATACCGTGTCTCAACTCGAGCTAAGTTTACATTAGAGCGTGCTAAATTGCTCATGTCTCCTAAATATGAAGATCTTGCTCTACATTGGAATGGTTATTATAATGTTCTGCTTGAAATTGCCAGACCCAAAAATCCTGTAGCTGAATACACTATTACAATGAGGGAATTTCTACGAAGATACCAAAAATCTATAGTAGAACTTGTTGCTGAATGGCATGGTGATATAGCTTACAAGGAACTTGATCATATTATGGATAATCTTCTATTTATCGCTAATACATATAATATGGTTATTCACACCGACGACATTAATACCGCAGTTATAAACCTTTCTATAGTGCTTACTATGTACGCTACACACAACTACGGAACTCTAACCTATTTATAGGTATAAGAATAAAGATAGATAATCTATTTATTAACTTAAAGGAGGTCAATGTGAAATACGGAGACTTCGATAAATTCAAGGATGAGATCCGAGTAAATTTAGAAAGTACGCTCGATACCTTCATCTCTGAAAAATTCCGTACTAAATACAGAGAAAAGGCTGTACTTCTCACTCCGGATGAGATCAAAATTCTCGGACATGAATTATCGAAAATAGAACCTGAGTTCTATACAAATTTAATAACTGAAAACGTTGGTCTCGCGAAAGGAGATTCCCGTGTTCAAGCTAGTTCTTAGTACAGTATACACCGTAGTACTATTTACGTTACTGACATTCCTGGTATCATGCGGCACATGTCCGGGAAGTAAAAACCTGGTGTATCCAAAATACTACACTGCAATAGACTTCATGAAATATAATACGACGGTCTCTTGCATGAACAGTAAAATGACAAGTGCCTGGAAAACTCGTCCCGATTCATGGGAAGCTTATGTGAATGATCGTGATTTTATCACATACACCTTTCAGGACGATTACCTTACATTTTTCTGTCTTGATCACAAGCAAGACTATGAGCATATGAGAACCCGTTTCAATCAGTACATGTCATTTTTCAAGAAGAACGGAAACAAATTCGAGTACTCAGGTGGAAATACTTTTTCAGCCAACTATTTATCCTGGAAAGTTAGAGTACACCTAAGCACCAGTTCAGTTCAGGTTTGCTGCACGAGATAAAGTTAAACGGACTCTTGAGATAATTTCAAAGGAGTGAAGCGTGTAGCTCGCGCGGGGCAGAGCCGTTGGTTCTGCTCTTTATTTTTAAACATTATGAAAATACACTTTAATTTACACGTTTACATTCGAATCGTCGTAGTCGACCCAGAGGTGGGCTATGAAAAAGAATATTTAATGAATCCTAATTCTGTAAAAAAGGATGCAAAAACCAGTCAACGGGTTCGAGATCGTGCCGAAATTACAGGATATATAAAAAATAGATCCTATTATATCGGAAGTCTCGAAAATTTTGAAAGTCTGTCATCTAGAGAGAGGTTAGGCTTTGACTATATAGAATTAAAATTTTCTTAAACAACGAAAGGGAATCAAATGATTCTTGCAAGCGCCGAACATCAAGTCGGTCCCGGACAATACATGGCTAATCTATCTGGACAAGAGGTAGTAGTAAATGGCATTACACTTCCTAAATGTCCGGAAGATATTTACACAGTTCTTCGTAACTCGCTAGACATTAAAATGCCAGAAGGCACGTTTACTCGAGGAATAATTGGTAAAAAGATTTATAATATTCTTTCAGACGGAACTGCCATACTGGAAGATTATCTTAAAGATCGAAAATGGAGCAGTCTAGTCATAGTAGATACTGATATATTTCATGCACTTAATGCACTACGTATGTCGAATAAGTTTTTTCACAACGCTTTTAAAAAGATAGCAACTGCAGACCAATTGAACGCGTAAGCGAGGAACGGGAGACCCGAGGCTTCTAGCACTAGCACTGTTAGTACACTAGAGCCTCGGGGACTTATTTTTTCACCGCCGTTCATGCAAAAAAATTTCGACGTTTTTGATTTAGTTCTAGTTCTTAGTTTAATTAAAATTTTGCGACCGTTATGGCTATAATATTACTTTTAATTTTTATAATTATTTATTTAATAATCCGAGGAAAGAAATGAAAACTCTTTCAATTTTATTTATACTATTTATTCTATATCCTCTAGCCCTGATATTTCGGCTGGATCTAGGAGGGCAGGATGAATGAATAGAATAATATTTACAATTCAGGTGCTACTTGTACTTGCTCTTCTAGCAATGTTCTATGTAGCATATGGACAAACACTTTCTTTCACATGTACAGATCCCGATGGAGATTCTGTGTACTGTGATATTTATTTTGGTACTACCAGTGTACCACCGCTGCTAGTAGAAAATCTTGCTGTATCTCATGATAGTACATTTACCTACCCACTACCCTACCCCCTTGAACTTAAAACTAAGTACTATTGGATAGTTATAGCACGAGATATACATGGAGCAGAAACAACTGGACCTTTATGGAACTTTACAACCGCTGGAATTCCAGAAGTTGTAAGGGCCACAATAATATCTGAAAACTTTTATGGAGGACCTTAAATGTTTGGTTTTGGAAAAAAGAAAAAAACAAAGCAAACTATTCCGGTAACTGATGGAAATGCAGAATATACAAAACGTGCACAAAAAGCAGACGAAGAAATGGAAGCTGCGGAAAAGCTTCGTGAAGAAGGGAGAAAAAAGTTTTATGAACTGTTCAATGAAATAGTTCAAGCTTCTACTCAGGAAATTCTGACTTTCTATGACAATTTTACCAAACCTTCTGAAGAACTTGTAGAATTTGGAAAAGCAGCCACACTCAAGATAATTCATGCAGATGGAGATTTGAATCAATATAGAAGAGCTCAATTATTTAAAGAACGCATGGATGAGTATGGACAAATAGTTACCGCTAGTATGATAGACAAGTTTCGAAAACAACTAAATAAATTCAAGTTGTATTTAAATGACGTGCATGTTACAGATAGACGAATGAATATAACAAGTGAAGTTGCAGAAAAAATGCTTGAAGTCAGTAAAAAAATTCATTTTAAAGATGCCCCTCTATATTTTCTTTTTGACGGCTATAGTCGTCCTTCTAATCATTCAGTTTCAGACCCCGAAGTAATAAAACTGGCACATGAACTATTCAAGTGTGAATACTGTATTCCTGAAAAACCCGTAGAAGAATTTAAAACAAATCTTGATCACAAAAAATTCTATGTTCCCCATCAAATACAATTCGGAAACTTTCGAGCATTACAAGAAGGTAAAGACCCGATTATACTTGCAGAGTTAACAAAGGATATGTATGTACTTGTTGGACACATGCCAGAAATTCCTAAAAGTCACGAGTTTCAGGTATAAGAATATTAGAATACTAGACATTTTAGGATTCTCCTTTTTATTTGGTGGCAGGGTTTCGACCCTGCTATTTTATTCATTAATCCCGGAGGTACTTGTGACCATCAACGTAAACGGAACTGACATTCACGTTTGGCCTGAAGAGGCTGCTGCAATCAAGGATGAAATTGAAATAGGACCCGATGATATTCCAGAAGAACCTGGATGTAGTAAAGACGATTGTGATAGATGTATGAAATGTATTGACAACGATGATGCAAGCGCGAGCGAAGATTTTTAAAGGGCTTAGGCCCTTTTTTTATTTTTAAAATTTTATGGTATAAGAGTTGTGGAATCGCAGCATAGGAATACTATGTAAGGACGGCACAGATGGCTGAACTGCCACCCATCTACGATTTCTTTAACATAAAAATATTGTCTAACCATCGAGTAATATAATTACTATTTAGACAAGCTAAATCCTAAAACAAAAGGTAAACAAGGATGAAACTGTACCGAATAGACGCTAGAGTCGAAGACCGGCGCATGAAAACAAACGAAGAACTTAGAAAAATTGCTAAAAATAATGGACGTGGAAGAGCAACACGAGAATTTGTAAGAAAATTTAATATCTTGAATCATTGGTTTAAAGATAATTTTTTTAATCACGGAAATGTGGTTGCACATCTTTTTGATGTAGTGTATGATCAAATAAATAAAAAAGGAGATCAATTAGCATTTGGAGAAACAAGTCCTAATGGAAGATCCTTGAATGATTTTTTATCAAGGGGACTCTACTTTCCTGCGGCCATTATTAAAGATTATGTAACTAGATTAAATGAAGGTAGATTACATTATTTTGAGATGGCATATGGATATTATTTTACAGGACTAGTTTACATATGGGAACGAGATACAATTTTAAATGGTGGGCTTGACTATGTCTACTATGATGATAATAACCCTAATCCTTTACCATCATACACACATAAAAGAGAAGAGGGGCCTGCATATGAATTAAGAGTTACAAATAGAATTTTTTTACCTGCTCCCAAATATATAGGAATTGGGGCAAGTGTTCGACAATTTGTTGCTGAAAATAGAATGGATATGGATGAAATTATTAATTTTACAAAAATTAAATACCCTACCACAACATTAGTACATATGCCTCATATACGATTTCAATCAAATAAAGGCAGTGGAGAAACGGGAAATCATTCTAAAGGAATGAATTGTTATAGAATAATGGAAATTATTTACGGCATAGAATGTGGTTGGTATGACCACATAAAGAGAGTAATAGAATGAATCAAAATACAAAAATTGAAATTGTATCTCTTGTTGATGCAAGAAAATTGTTTAAGAAGTATAAAAATAACTTAAAGGCCGCAGCAGTATCGTTGGTTAAGGATTCTACTGATAAAAGAAAAATTGGTAAAAGCCTTACTGCTTTTTGTGGTCCTAAATTTCAAATGCTACTTAGAGATATTAAAAAATTCAAGTGTATGGTTAAATACAAAGCCTATGAAATACCGAGTATAGAAAATTTAAATATATTTCTAGATTTTATAGACAGCCTGAAACCTTTGAACTTAGATCTCTTAATATTTCACTGTAGACGAGGAGTATCTAGATCTTCAGCATTTGCAATTGCTACGATTGCTTATGTAAATAATATATCTATTAATGAAGCTATTATTTTAGCTAAAGAATACAAAATCACTGGTGAACTACATAAGCCTGATGCTAGTATTACTCCGAATGATGTTATACTCAAGCAATTTAAGATTATCTTGAAAACTAGAAAATTTTAGTTAAATAAGGGGCCGTGGTTTACTCGCCCCTTTTTTTATCTTAAAAATTTGGAATAAGATAACCATCAAGGACCCGCTTTAGCTTACATCTATGGTCCGAGAGACAAGCAAGTAGCTAAAGTTATGCAGCTATTTTACGTATGAGCCCATGCTTGTAAGCTCATTTCGTAAGTATAGTAAAAGACTGAGGATAGTATTGTGGCCATTAATAATTGAATCAGTTTTGAGTAGCAAACAAGATTATATATAGATGATGATTCTAGTTTATGAATATGACACACACAGCATCTGATCAATGCTGGAAAAGAAGGACACACCCTGTACTAGACAGGAATGGCTTACTTCTTTTCTTTTTTATTTTTAGGGTATAAGAAGCGTACCACGATATCCTACTAGATAATCTCCCTGGGGCCCCTTATTTTATTTTAAAATTTTGGTATAAGAAATTCGCTGGAAACGGTTAGTCTAAGTTTTACAGGAACTGAACGCAGCCTCTGTGATTTATAGGATCGACTCAAATAATCTCATGCCTACCGCTGACTACCGTTTAAGTAACTTTCAGTCAATCAGTATTAGCACTTAGACTAGAGGGCATAACCTGTAATCTTTGACCTTCGAATTATGGGCTAATTAATTTGACAATCGTTACTTTACCTGGGGCTAGTTGCATATCACTTCTAGCCCCTTGTTTTTTACTTTAAAAATTGGAAGTACTATGACAGAACAGGCACAACAAATTCTAAATGACATGGTAGAAATTACTAATGATCGTTTAAACAAATTCATGTCCGATAAAAAATTCTTGAATGACCGAGTAGATTTTATGGTTGATCTTACCAAGAAAGCCGCTCGTGAAGATATGAGTCGAAATATGGAAGACCCAGCAACAGATCAATCTCTAGAAGAACAGCAAAAAATTGCAGCGACAGATCAAGAAAAATTTGTGATGGAAGCTGCAATGCAGCAAATTGAAGTGCTAAAACCCATAATAGATGAAATGTCTGAAATAAGATATGAATTTACAAAAAAACTAGCACAACTTTCTAGAGAGGATTTTATTGAAGTTACTTATAAGGCACTTGTCGAAGAAACTAAATTAAATGTTAAATTTCAAGGAGTGTTGACAAGGGAAGCACAACCTAGATTATTCGATACTCTCAGGGAACTGGATAAGGAATTTGATGAAAAATTCGATAATAAAGAAAAAGAAAGTAATCTTCGATACATCGGTCCGGATGAACTTGTTAATTGAGTTTATAGGAGAGGTGACTCTCCTTTTTTTTAAATTAAAAATTCGGCATAAGAATAAAGAAGAGGTGAAACCTCAAATTTATTAACAAATCTAAGGAGATGAACATGAAAGCGCTGATCCTTTTTGTTTCTTTATTCATGTTTGTTACTTTAAATGCCCAGGACTTTGGTAAAGTTGGGCAATGGGAATTTGCTGGTAATGCCAGTTTTACAATGGAAACAAATGTTTTTGATGGTGAAACTGATGATAACAGCACAAATACTTTTACTCTAGAGCCTATGTTTGGTTATTTTGTCTATGATGGAGTTGAACTTGGTTTTATGCCTATGTTTCAATCCCAGACATATGATGAATCTTCAATAACTACTTGGGCTTTCTACGCTGTACCTCAATATGTATTTGATCTAAAGGGAAACGCCTATCCTTATCTTGGTGTTTTTCTTGGTTATAATTCTACAAATATTGATTATGGTGAAGGCGATGCTACACTTTCTGGGTTTTCTTATGGCGGTGTCGGTGGTGTAAAAGTTGTAGTTACCAAACACGCTCTACTTAATTTTGGTCTTCAATATCTATTATTTAACATGGAGCCTGAGGACTGGGACGGTGGCAGAGTTGGTATGAACCAATTCGGTATTACCGCAGGTTTTAGTATATTCTTAAATTAATTTAATTAATTACCACAACTCGGAATATACTTTAAGGGAAGTGATCTTCGCTTCCCTTTTAAAAAGAAAGGAGGGTATCGTGTTCATCACTCAAGACTTACCGTCATGGTATCTATATTTTAGAGACCATTTTCGTCAACGTTTAAAAGAACGTTACGGTCTCAAGATGAAAAGAAAAGAATACCCGAAATTAAATGCTGCGTTAAAAAAGCAGACTCCTTTTATAGTATCAGATGATGGAAGCACTTCCATGTATGTCTACAAATATAAAAACAAATTTCTGTATATTCTTTTTGATGAGTGGCGGGGAATTGCAAAAACGTGTTTTTTACAAACAAATGAGTCCTGGAATGTACTCGTTAACAAAAGGAAAATTAAACCTGAACACGCAAGATATTATAAGGTGAGTTCCATGACGCCGAGCCCGGAGAACCCGGTAAGCTGAATTGAGATGGATTAACCGTATAATGAAAAAGACCTACGGGTCTTTTTTAGCTTAAAATTTCCTTGGATTTAAATCCACTAACACTTGAAAATACGGTTCATATTGCTTATATTCTAAGTATGAGCCACGTAATTTATTGTTTCGTTTTTCCCAATAAAAAGCGTTATATTGGGCAAACGATAAATTTTAATAGTCGCATGTCAAACCATCGAAAGGTGGCAAAAGAGCGAAAATTCAAAACTCCTCTATATAATGCTATAAACAAATATGGATGGGATAACGTAATTATTGAAAAACTCATCATATGTGGCTCAGATGATGTAGATGAACTCGAACGCCTGTATATTCAGAAATTCAAGTCCCTGAACAGAAAATATGGGTATAATCTGGATACAGGCGGAGTTCTAAATAAGAAGCATTCGAGAACAACCCGCCAAAAAATAAGTGATACCAACCAAAGTAAATCCAAGCACACTTTTCGAACTCGTGTAAAAAGAGTTTGTGCATATACTCCGGAAGGAGAATTTGTAGGAATTTACGAAAGTGCATCTGAAGCTGCCCGTGTTCATGGAGTAGCTGCCAATACTATAGCTCGTGTATGCCGCGGAGGTCGTAAGACTTCATGTGGTCTTGTTTGGAAATGGGCTGAAGTTTAGGTATAAGAATAATAGCAAACTTAAAACTAACTATAGAAAGGAAATTTCATGGGAAACAATCCTCTTTTTCCAGACTGGGAGGACGCCAATGATATTCTGAATGCTTTCGTAGATGATAATTTTGGCTTATATATAAGCAAACCTACGGAAGAGACAGCATATCTTACTTTTCTTCCAGAAGACAAGCTAGCAGAAATGATTCCTGCCCAGCATGCTCCTATTCTCAATGAGAGAGCACGTATTTTTACAAACCAAATGACCAAGTTCTTTAACAAGTACAAAATTCTAGCAGAGATTAAAGATGAACTTCCTGAGGCAGAAAAAGAAGCAATTATTCGTCTGAGGCATGAAGCCGCAGAAAAACTTCATAGAGCTGATTTCGGAGAAGCAATTGTCACTCGCTTGAAAAAAACACTTGGTTTACGTGAAGTGTACGATAAACTGCAAAAAAAGACATTTAAAATTGATCGTGATTTTAAAGAACCTCCTCATCAGAGATTCGAAGGTAAATTTAAATCTCTTTGTCACAAGTGGAATATGAACGGAACAGTTCTACGTGCAATATTTGATGCATTCTCAGGAAACTTTGATTATGCAGATGAATATCTAGAGTTCATGGATTCAGAAGAATATTTCGATCCTAAATGGGCTTGGAAAGCTTGGGTAAATCACAATAAAATTCCTCCTTTTCAGGCAGAGAACCCTTTTGAAAAACAATCTTATACTCTGGGATTTCAGCAAAAGCAGAACGAAGCAATTGATTTAATTGAAGAAGCTCAGTGCTTGTATGATGAAGTGATGGCTCAAGCTGATATGACAAAGAAACTGAAAATAGGTGTTGATGCTGTTCTGCGAGTTAAGAAAATAAAGCGTGAACTAGGCAACATGTTAAAAGTAATTAAGCGGAACAGAGCACTAAAATCATATATTTCAGACGGAATTGGAGTGGTAGATCAGTACTTAACCGATCTCTATAATGACGCCTGTGGAATAGATTACTAATCATGATACAAAAAATAACAATTACGATTGTTTTAATTCTTGTGGTATTATTTTTCTTCTATCACAAGGAAATACTTTTTTGGGTTTTCGAAGCTTTTGCTCGGACTCTTGGCTATGTGAGTCCTAGCTAACTCGACCAAACCTCCTCAACTGGCCTCCTAACTTGGGGGCCAGATATATTTAATGGAATTTAAATGAAAAAATATATTAAAGGCGTCACACCATCAGTGGCCCTTATTAATCCAAAGTACCCACATAATGTGGGAGCTGTTATTCGAGCTGCTAGTTGTTTTGATATCGAACAAGTATGGTTCACAGGTACGCGCATATCTGAAGCACTCGAAGGTAAAACACGTATACCTCGAGAAGAACGCATGAAAGGATATGCTCATGTTGATCTGGTGAACTGTGATTATTTTTTCGACCGATTCAAGAATGTAGTTCCAGTAGCAATTGAAATCCTGCCAAATACAGAGTTGCTAACTACTTTTGTACACCCTAAAAATGCACTCTATGTATTTGGACCAGAGGACGGTGGAATACCTCAGGTAATCCGCCAACATTGTCACAAGTTTGTGGCTATTCCATCAAGACATTGCTTGAATCTTGGCGCCGCAGTAAATGTTGTTCTTGCACATAGATTTATGCAATTACAATTGCAGGGTGAAAAACCCATGATGCATATTCGTGATTTACTTATGGAAGAACGCGGAATACCCGCCGCTGATGAAAGTGATCGTATACCCGAATTTGAGTTAATCAAGTAAGGGGGTTGGGTAGTCAGGTAGCAGTCGACATGCGTCGACTAAATTTAAAATTAAATAGGAATTAATTTAATGTGCAAATGTATGAACTATTCATTTAAAAAAGGAGAACCAATGAACAACAGGGTTCGTATTCTTGGTCTTCAGACCACACTATCAGCTACTCTTGCAAGCTGTTTTGATGTGTTGCAAGAACACTACACGAAATTCAAGGATTTTTCAAATAGAGTCATTGTCTCAGTTGAAGAAGAAGAGGAAATGACTAATATGTTAAATACTCTCGAAGATTATCTTGAGGAGCTTCGCGAACTTCGTGAATTTCATTCGGCCCGCACTATGCAACTAATTGATCAGAATGACTTTGATCCTGGAGACATGGTTGAAATGCTTGAGAATGTGTCACAATTTGTACCCGAAGGTAAAGTACTTGATTCAGATTTAAAATCTCTTGTCACTATGATGAAAGCTACAGATATGTTGACAAAGCTCATGAAAGATCTGAAGGAAGATGATACTCCAGAAATGGGGTTCATGGAATCTTATCTATGTGGTGAAGAGGAAGATGTGAATTGGCTTGATAAGTTACTTCAACTCGTAGATGCTGAGTTTGACATATATTTGGTTAAAGGCCCTACCCTACCCCTTCCTGATATGTTTCAGGCACGTGGCTTATCATTCATGCCAATGACAAAAGTCAAGTCACTGGTTCCTGTAGGCAAATCATCTCTGGTAATTACAGCATTTAATAAATTTGCGAAACGTATGAAAGAATTGCAAAATATTCTTGGTATCGATCTGGAAACTATGGAGAGTGGAAAGTCTGAAGAGGCCATTGAAAAGCAGGTGAAAAAACGATTTGAAAAATTCTGTAAAAAATATCAGAAAGAGTATGATGCTCCTCTGAAAAATGTTTTGAAAAGCTATCTCGCTGAATTGCGAGGGATCTAATCTGTCATCATCAGCCGTAAGAAGGGGACTAATCGTTCCCTTCTTTTTTACCTTTAAAATTGGCATAAGAAGTATAGTAATCTATAAATTAACTGAAGGAGTACTGCCAATGAAAAAACTATCCTACAGCATTACATTACTTGTACTAAATGTTTTCAAGATTTGTAAAGGACAAGTCCTGAAGGCGGCCGATATTTTTGACCTAATGGACAAGCCAGAAGGTTCTAAAATTACAAAGAAGCAAATAAGTGTGAGTATATGTGATCTCTTTAAACAGGGCCATATCGAAAAAATCGATACTGGTCAATATAGATACCCGGCTAAAAAACCGGAGCCCAAAGTAGAGGTTAAAGTGGAACCTACAAGAGTAAAGATAAGTATGGATGAAATGCTTGAAAAATGTGCTGATAAGGACAAAACTCAAAATTATATCCGATTCCATCTTGGTCAAAAAATGAATTTCGATTATACTATCGGAATACGACTTGGACTCGGACTAGTAAAGAGGTTGGGTTGGCAAGAAGGAATTTGCTTGAATTGGATGTGGGATCCTATTACCTGTGCCTTTTCATTATTTCCTCATGAAAATGAGAGGAACAGTAAACTTCTCAAGCATACTGATCATTTCTCAGTTGCTCTTGAAATGGTCAATGGCTATGGACTACCCAAGCCCAAGCCAGGCGAAAAGAACGATGTCATTTTTGGAGTCGATAACTTGAAACTATCCGGCAATCAGGTAATTGTATGTTTCAAGGGGTCGAACATAACTTTTTCATAGGGGGGTTGAACCTATGACTGCAATGGTAGGGTCGCAAGGCCCTATCTTTTTTATAATAAGCTAGGAGAAATCTTGAACAATTCTGAGTTATTAAAATTCAAACAGAAATTAATTGAAATTCAAGGGGATGTAGCACAAAAAATATTTGAAACCGATCTATTAATAGGTTTACAATCAGCTTTTGAAGAGACTGAATTTAAATCTCTTCACGAAATGGGAGAAATAATTTTTAAAATTGACCGCATTAGAATGAGCGAAATACTTGAAGGAAGAAGAATGACTATGGATGAGAAACTTACTTTTGCTAATTATCTAGAAGGCAAGTTTCATTACCCAACACTTAGAGAAGCCGCGAATTCCCATTTACTTCAAACTATAAGAACTTTTGGAAAAGAAAATTCTTTTAAGTTTTTAGGTATTAGTCAACGAACTCAACAACGTTATACTCAAAATATTAAGGATTATAATGAAACATAAATTTTATTTTTTGCTGGCAATAGTAGTATTATTATTAGCTGGATGCGGCAGAGAATTGCCTACTGAAAAATGTGTTTATTGTGGAACTCCAATTTATTGGCATGCTATAGATGAAACCTGGTCTGGGGGCACAAACTATCAAAAAGCAGTGGTCTCTGGCACAAATACACACTATCATCCATGGTGTGCAAAAATAATGGAACTTGAGAATCGTATTAAAATTTTGGAAGGAAATTAATATGTTTAAATTTCTTTTTAAACGAGCGCGTCTTGTGCAGCTAAAGAAACTTCGTAAAAAAAGAGACGAAGTTCTTACTACTGATAATTCAGGAAGAGCAAGGCAACTTGTATATGAACTACCAGGAGTACGCAGAATTACCTCTCATGTAGGATGGAGAAGTTCTTGTGAAGTAGAGTTTAGTGATGGATTTGAATTCAAGGGTTTTGGAGATTCTGAATTACAGGCGATTCAAGATGTCATCACTAACGTTTACTTAAAATCAATAACATATGTAGTGGGGTAATTATGTCAGGATGTTTCGTATACTTAGCAATTCTTTGCGTATGTGTTGCAATCGGAGGTTGGGTAGGTCTTTTAATAGGCCTAGCAGTAGGATTTTTAATTCTAGCCTTTGACTCAGCATAACTATAGGGAGCTTGTCTCCCTTTTTTAACTTAAAGACACCCGGAGGTAAAATGAAAAAACTATTAGTTATTTCAAATGAGGGTATAGATTCTTGGCCTGATAAAATGAAAGAAGGCTGGGATGAAATAAAAGTCATATCCTCTCCGAAGATCCCATATGGTGCCACAGAAACTTGGATTCTTGATAAAGCCAATGAATTTGTGATGAATTATATAGGGATGGATTCGGAAAATGAAGAGTATGAATATGTGTATCTTTGTCCTAACGATCTAAGTATGGTTTTCTATAACAGAATACTACACTGGAGATTTAGGAGAACACAATTTATAGATCCTTTATTTATTCCTGTAGTTGATCAACAAACTCTTGAATACACTGGAGAAAGAAGATTTGTACGTTGGCTTGATGTAAAAAGAATCTATGAAAGATAATTTAGGGCCGCAAGGCCCTTTAAATAAAAGGCTCGAAATGAAAATAAAAATTTTATGCACTCGACTAGAGACATACTCACTTCTGACTGGAGATTTTGTAAAAGGAGCTCACTACAGAAAACATGTTAGAGCAGGAAATCAATTAATGGGTATTGGAAAAACTCCACCCGTTGGGAAATTGTGGAAAAAATTATGAAACTATATTTTTCAATTGCTAGCTTTGAACTATCCATACCGGGAACTATATGCGCATGGAGGATGGATTATAAGGTTGGATATAATATCAATGTCAAGTATTGGGATTTTAAAAAAATAAATTAATTTAAATTATGAAAGTAAAATTTAATTTAGGAATTTACTATTTTATACACTGGATTTCCGAATTGGAATTAAGCCCAGATACTAGTGAGGCATATGAAGTAGAAGAAATTTTTACGCAAGATATTCAACCCCTAGTAAAAGACTAT